GCCCTGCTATGATCCCTCCCGGCCCCGGAGGGGAGCCCCGGCCCTGCTATGATCCCTCCCGGCCCCGGAGGGGAGCCCCGGCCCTGCTATGATCCCTCCCGGCCCCGGAGGGGAGCCCGATTTTACTTTAATACAGTAAAGCGCTGCTGCATGAAAGGGGGTTTTCACTTTATCACGATGAAGTGTTAAAGCGATAAAGGCAAAAAGTGGCCCCCGGGGCAGCAGCCCGAGAGCCAGTTGAAAGTCGAAAGTCGGAAAGTCGAAAGTCGGAGAGCTCCTGAGTCGGAATCCGAGAGTCGGAAAGTCGGAAAGTCGGAGAGTCACTCCGAGTCGGAGGGGAGTCCCAGTCTCTCCTTGATCTCTGCTTCGTTAAAGTCGGATGCCGACTGAGTGTTGGGAGTGACTACATATTCCTGCTTATCCTGATACCCGAAGTGATTCTTGCCCAGAAAGATGCCAGATACAGGGTTAATCATGCCAGATTGCATGTAATCATTCCAGTTTTGCTCCAAAACTGTGTACGCTCTTTTGATTGAGTCCGTCACAGATTTCGGTAAGCGAGTGATGGAACCCCTTGTGTTTCCAAAGTTTCCAGTAACAATCTCCCATAATCTCCGTCTGTCCATCCCATTCAAACTCAGTGCCAATCCGACCACACTGGGCTTGTTCCCATACTCAGCTTCAATCATAAAATACTCTTCAATTCTCTTCCGAACCGCCTGACAGTCTTCTAAGTCAATGTCTGGTAGGAAAGCAATCCTCAAATTTTTTTTAAGGAGTCTGCTATTCCTGTCTTCTCCTTCGATAACCTCCGACATATCCACCTCTGGTTGAGCAGTCACAGGAGTATTATGATAATTCCCCTCCGGGGGCTTCCTTCTCCGAACCAATTCTTCCGCTTCCGCAAGCGTCTTCTCTTTTCCTGTCATCGTAAACCATCCTTTCTCTCCCGCCCGGGAGCTTTTACAGATATTCATGTATTCATGATATCATGAAGTGCCGAAAGTGATAAATTCAGGGTAATTCCCTATAAGTTTTTCTATATATACTCTATATAGGAAACTTTATAGGAAATACTCAATATTTATCACTTTTCTCACTGAATATCACGAATAAATGATAATATGTTATCATGATATCATGATATTAAAACATCCTCACAAGCTATTCACTGTCAAAATTCTCTTTCTCACCGTCAAAATTCTCTCTACTGCCATCCATGATATCATGTATCTCTTCAGTAGTATATTGATACTTATCTCTTTTACTGATCTCGACAATCTGATGCCGATGGTAATCTGTCCAGAATTTCCGACTCAGATCACAGATATACGCAGCCTGACCACCGAAGCACACCATAGCCACCCGGAAAGCCCTGCACACGAAACAGGTAACAAGTTCTCTCGTTATCGCCTGTCCATACATACATCCCGGTTCTGCCATTCCTCCCCCGGTATCGGGCCATGTCTGTACCCAACAGGAAACATCTATGTCGGAGTCGAAAGGGACTTTTCCGAATCCCTTCTTCATCTCTTCCCGGAATTCTCCCAACAGTCTTTTCAAATCAGGCATTACCACATTTACTCACCGTTCTTTCCGTACAACAGGTAGTGCTCCCAGCACTCTTTACGGGCTCCATCCCATCTACAATGCTCAGAACACCATTCACACCCTCCCATTTCATCACACACCCATTCGGCTTCCAGCCCTTCCAGATTCTTCAGAGCTTCCTGATCCAGATTTATGAGTCTCAAAATGATATCAATCATCTTGTCATCCACGGAATCTTTCGGGACAGTTCTTTTCTGGAATAAGAGCCATTCTCGGGCTACCTTGCGATATTCTTCGGCACAGGAAACTTGCCAAATACCGTTTACCTTCTTCACCAGCTCTCGTCTCCTTCTACGATATTCCTTTCACATCTCTCACAGACCATTCGGCCCTCGGGGATATAGGCCCCGCAACAGACACAGGTGTCTACGTGGCCCAGCGGGGGAGTCTTTTTCTCATCCCGCAATTTTTCTACCTTGTGGGATATCCACCCAGTTCCGAAGAACAGCAGAAACATGATTCCTAAGACAATCCATATCACTGTCCTCCCTCCTTTACTCGTCCCAGTTTATGTATACACGGTGAAAACACTCTGCGTCTCCGCACACCCTGAAACCTCTCTTTTTGTAGGCTTCTTTGATGAGGGGAAAGTATTTCTTAAACTGTCTTCTCGACATAAAGGTGAAAGTTGCCTGAGTGTCTCCGACTTCTGCGTTTTTCTCGATACGCTTGTTCAGGATGCCACAGGCCCACCACAGGGTGAGCTTTTCGACAGGGCCTTTACATTTCAGGCTCCCTTTCCCGAGCTCTCTTGCATCTTCTGCGGTCATGAAATCACCTCAATCCACCAACTCAATTTGATTCTTCAAAATTCTCACCGTGTTAGTCACTTCTTCCATGCTCGTTTCGGACACCATTCCGGTCTGTGTTGTCCTCTTTTAAGCCGGACTTCCTCACCGTCTGCAAGATTGCAGTACGATTCATCTGAATTATAATTAACATCTAATTCCGGGCAGTTTTTGCAAGTATCTTCTCTGCTGTTTTGTTTTATATATCTGATTGTTATTCCCACTTCCACGGCCTTTCTGCTTCAAAGCATCATTTTATCTATTCCAGATAACGAATATTAAACCATGCGTTCCTGCTTCCTTTTGAAAGTCTTTAAGCAATCGTGCTCCGAGTTTTCTCCATCTGGCTTTCTTGTAGGTTTTTCTATAAAACCGCCATTTAGTGGTTCCATCTTCAGCTATTTTAATAACCATGATAATGCCCCAATTCATATTTAAATCACTTGTTCTCGTTCGAGCATGATTTTCAACTGTCTCAGTTCGTCCCGTAATGTTGCATACACGTACCAATTTTCTTGATGCTCTTCAAGAAACTCGCTTATGTATTCAATCTGATTGCGGATTTCCTTTTTGGTCAACGGTTCAATCATCCTCATTCACCTCATGTTATTTAATCTTCATCTGTGATCTCCCATTCTGCTCTGTCTAAAATGCACTCTCTACACATTGGCCCGTCCGAATCTTTATAAGCTCCACAAAAGCCGTGTCCGAAAAAGCAACGGTCTGATTCCTCTGCAAAGGTGATAATGATTCTTTCCTGTGTGGCTCTGTCACATCGTATATTGATTCGTTTTTTATCTCTCATTATTTACTCCTGATAATAATTCATCCAGCCATTGAGAAGGATTTCCCCGGAAGATCACCACCATTGAAGGAAAAGGAGCCGGGTTCTTGCTACCTCCGAATTTCAAACGGCCCTGCACAAAACGAATTTCAGCTTTCCCGTAAATGTATTCATGAAACGCTTTAGTGTCAGTTCTGGCAGGAATGAGCATAACCGCCAGTCCCCCCCCCCAAAGCGAATGTTCATAACACTTCTGAATCCATCTGCCCATCTCTCTTCCGTAGGGAGGATTGCACCAGACTCTTTCCCCAGCCCAGTCCTGAGAGAGCCCGTCCTGCTCTCTGGTGAAATGCTTTTTGCATTTGGCGTTTTCATCCGTGGAGCAGGGATCAAGCGTGAAATGGAATTCATGGTTCAATCTATCGTAAAAGTCTTGTGGGGTTTCCCATTCGACTGAGCTGGAACTAAACATTACTTCGTTGTTCATGCAGTTGTCCTTTCAGCGTTTCGATTTCCTTCAGAATCTTTTCCCGCTCTTCTCCTTCAGGAGCATTATCCAGATAAAGCAGAAGAGTCTTACTCCGGATTTTCTTTTCAATGGGATTCTCCCGGGGACAGTCTGGCGGGGTATCTACGAAATATGAATGAGGAACCGATTTATCCCGGGTGTTTACGGAATTCCTGAAGCAATTCTTCCGGCTACACTTCTTAGGGCAGAAGCTGATATCGTCCATTATCTAAACCTCTCTATGATTTCACACTGCATCTGAATTTCTTCGGCCCAGTCCCTGACTTTTTCTGCGTCCCCGGAAGGGCTCTCATACTGTCTCTCAATGGCTTCGATCAATTCTCCGATTCTCTGCCAAGCAACTACATAAGCGGGTTTAACTCCAAGAGGTGGTTTCTTTATTTCGCACTCTTCAAGTGTTATCATCTTTCCTCCGAATAAATGCTGCAGGAGGTAACGAGGTTCCCCGCAGAGTGAGCCCAATCTGGGGCTATAGTCCGTAGACCGTCCTTCCTGCATGGTATGGAGACCATCTCCTGTAGACTGATGGACACACCACCATGAATATGTCTACTCCAAATGCCCATGAATCATTCGCTAACTGGTTCGATACCGAAAGCCCCTGCGAATCGGAATGTCATAGGCGATAGCTACTCCGTCCCGGGAGCGAGTCACTATCTTAAATTGAGCTTTCATTTTAGACGCATCTGTCTCGCACCTTTGTTCGGCCCAAATGTTTTATCAGGAGTGCACAGTAGTATCAATATCTACCAGTTTCACGTTCTCCTGCTTTTCATAAGCGTCCACATAGAGCTCATTCTTGTCCCGATTATAGGTGACTTCATACAGACGGAGATTCTCACCAGCGTCAATCAGAATCGCTTTCTTAAAGCCCAGAATGTGGGCAAACCACACCATTGAAATCTGGCTAATATCGTAGTCTTCGCCGTACTTCTCTTTGATAATCTTGATTACTGCGTTCTTGGCAGCTACCTCAAATTCATAACTCGTCATTTTCTTTCCTCCAGTCTTTTCTTCCACCGGGTGTTCTTCATGACTTTGATCTGTGCAACATTTGTTCTGCTATAGTAAATCTTATCCAAATAGATTTCTACATCTGCGATTTCTTCCTCAAAGTGGTTAATCGCATTTTCTTTGGTCTCTGGTGTGGGATTTGTTTGATCGAACACTCTGCGAAGCTTCAGGGCAGCTTGTGCAAGCTCAGAAGCTTCCTCCGCAAGTCCAGCCAGCAGTTCCGTCAGAGGTAAAAAGTCCATCTGTTTCACCCTTCTCAATAGATTTCATAAACATCAATGCCATACTGGATAGCACACTCGTTTTCGATCTTGCATCCCCGGGCGTTCTGCCAGCCTTTGCCGAAGAAAGCCACATCTGCGTCTGCCAGCAATTCCAGACTCTTCGCCAGATACTTCAGGGCAACATTCCCTGTTGAGGGTTTATAATCCGTGAAGTAGGAATCAATGATTTCCGCATCTGAGAAATGCTCTTTTACTCTGCTGATAATGTCGGCCCGTTCTTCCTGAATTTCCTGTTCGGTCTTGTCCTTCATGGGCTGAGAGATAAATACCTTTGTCATGCTTTCTTCCTCCTTTATCCAAGCAATCTGTCCAGCCATTGTGAGTTGGTCTCACAGGGCTCTTTTTGCCACCCTACAATCTTTCCGGTTGATCTGTTAATCAAAATCGGCTTCATGTAGGTTCCCAACTGATAATCCGCATTGTTGTCTCCTTTGGGATAGGGGAGAATCGGGTAATTAAGGCTCTTCATCCATTCCCGTTTCAACCTCTTATCCCGGGTACAGAAGTAAACATATCTGTGCTTACTGCTTCTAACCTTCCGGATATCGTAATCCTTGCCGATAGCGTGTTCATAGTGTCTGTTATGCGATTGACCCCCCCCACCCGTATACATGTCTGTTCTCTCTTTGGTCATCCCTGTATACAGGAAGTTCGTGGCCTGATAAATATATCCGTGGTGGTTCATCTGGGTGTCTGAGTAAGAAATTATGATCCAGTTCATGGCCCTGAGTCTTCTCAGACAGGCTCCCACAAAAGCGGAAAGAGGTTCCTTGAATCCGTCCACCCGGCACAGGCGGTTCAGCTCATAGACCGAAGCGGAATACTTTTTTCCGCACACCCCGGTACAGAGGAAAGGGGTAGCGGGTTTTCCGAAGGTGCAAACCGCTTTCAAAGCTCCGTCAACCTTCCACCCAAAGGCTCTGGAAATGGAGGGGATTCTGCCAGCATAATGCCGGGGAAGCAGGAAGTCCGTTGCTTCTTTGCTGGACAGCTCTAAGACGATTCCTCTCATTTACAACAGCTCCCTCAGTTTGATTCCCCACCAAGTTGGATATCCGTTCAGATTCCTTCTCCCTTCGCTCCATTCCGGATGCCGTTCCATCTCAGCATTGAATTTCTGAGCGGAGAGGGGAAAGAGTCCTTCGTTTTTCACCCAGCTCTTGTATTTGTTATACAAGTCAGATGCTTTGATCGTGAATCCTTCGCCTTTTTCACATCGAGCTTCGAGGAATTGCAGTACAATATCGTTATCCTTCTCATACTGCTTAATCACTTTCTGCATTTTGGGGCTCATGTCCAGCCCTCTCTCCATGTATTTGATGTATCCTCTTACCATCCACATGAAGATTCCGCTCCGGGCTTCCTGCGAATTGAAAACCTCTTCCAGTGTCTTGTCCTGCTCTTCCTGTGTGAAGTGCCGATTGAATTCCACCACCCGCACCCGTTCGGAAGCAAACAGGCTTTTATCCCGGACAGCGGGAAGATCATTGCAGGAAAGCCAGATTGTGAACTGGGGGAGATAACTGAAAGCTGCCTGATACAAAGCCCGGGCCGTGATTTCTTCCCCGCCAGTCATCTGCTTGATTTTTTCCTCATCCAGCTTCCCGTACTCGTTGGACTCGCTCATGGTGACGAATCGTTTTCCCTTTAATCCCGCCAGTGTCGGGGAAGCTGCTTCGGGGTTTGTCTGGTTCTTATCCTTGCAGATGAGCCCTACAGGAGCCACCTTGGCATAATCCCCCAGCATCCTCTCGATGGTTCCAAGCAAGGTGGATTTCCCGTTTCTGGTGGTCTTTCCGTGGAGGATGAACATACAGGCTTCGTTGCTCTTGCCCAGCAGGGAGTATCCCAGAGCCCTCTGCAAGTAATCCGCTTTATCCTCATCTCCCTGCGTGACTTCCTCAATAAACCTTTCCCATCGTTCACAGTGAACATCCCGGGAGACAGTGTGCTTGAAATCGGTCTGCATGGTCAGAAAGTCATCTGCCCTGTGGGGATAGAAGGTAAAATCCTTCAGATTGTAGGTTCCGTTCAGGCAGTTGATGAGATAGGGGTTTGCGTCAAACTCCCGGGCTCCGATCCTCATTTCTCCGGAAGCATCCCGCAGAATCCTGCTCCGCATCCGCTGATCTCCCATCTTGTTGATGAAGGTGGTGAAATCCTTCCTCTTTTCGTCATCCACAATCTCCCCGCAGTAGAGAAGCATCATCCTGACAAAATCCTTCAGCTTTTCGCCTACCAGAATCCCGCCCTCGTCCTTCCTCCAAGCACCCTCATTGTAGGTGTACCAGCTTTTGTGCTCCATGCAGTATCGGGCTTCCTGACGGTAAAGCTCTCCGAATAAACAGGCCATTCCGAAATCGTTCCATTCAAACCCCGTGGAGGTATCATCGTAGCTTTCCGGATGGTACTGCTTAATCAGATACATCTTCTCTGAGATGGTCTCATCGAGGATGCTTCTCCCGTTTCTCAGTTGAAATAACTCTCGTTCCATCGTGTACCTCTTTCCCGGGGAGATGCGTTTCCTGTTCTCCCCGGATGCTTCGTTATTCTTTATCTCCCCGGTGACTGGAAGCGTATAGCAGACATGCCATAGCGAATCCAAGGCTTGCTGACAGAGGAATGATCCAGACCAGATTCCAAGCGGAAATCATCCTAAATCCACCTCCGTGATATGAGCAGCCATCATATCTGCCGTATGTGTCCAGAGTACATTGGGGAACCTGTGAATCGCCCCTGTGTATTCCGTCCACTGCTCTTTCTCCGTAAAGGCTCCCATGTGATACCGGATACAGGCAACCTCTTCCTCCGTGAGCCGTCCGAAGGTGGAGAGAAGCATCACACTCTTGTCCCCGTGGCCCTTGTAAAGAGTATCGTCCCGGTACTTATAGGTGAGAATAACTCCCTCCTTAGTGAGCTCAGAATACCGCTGATATTGATCCATCTTACACAGGTCGTGGAAGAATCCGATCACCCAAGGGCTTTCCGGCCTGTACCAGTTCAGCTCCATGTTCTCGGTGAGCTTCACCAGATGCCGGGTGACATTCATGCTGTGGTCGAACAGCCCACCCGGATAGGCTCCGTGATACTTGGTACTGGCGGGAGCATCGAAGAATCCACGGTCTCGCAGGACAAGCTCTGCACCCTCCCAGCCATCCGGAAGATATGGAGCGATTTCCTCCCGATAGATTTCCAGTCTCTGCGTCAGAAGATCGTGTTCCCGCTTTTTCATCTCTTCGTAGCTCTTGTACATGTTCATCCTCCTATCGAAGCTTTCAGTCCGGATACCGCATGTTGCTGTTTCTGAATCCGATCCTCAATGTGCTCAATCGTGGCTCTTACTTCCTCTTCCTTCAGGGAATACCAGTATCCGGCCCCGTTGGAGCAAATCGGAATTCCCATGCACCGGGCCGTATTGACGCACCCCCGGACGAAAGACGGATGGAGCTTGAATTTCACCGCAATCTCAGGGGCTTTCACGGGGTTTTCTGCGGAGAATCCTCCTGTCTGGATGTATTCCCCAATCAGTCTGGCGTAGGAAACGGAATCCATCATTTGCGGTTCACCTCCATCTTTCTGACCGATGTGGCAAGCGTCAGAATCGCACACTGCTGTCTGTCCTCGTTATACCAAGCACATTCTGGATCACAGTGTACAACCCAAGGATAATCCTCCGTCCCCTTCTTCAAACTGGATGCTATCGGACAAATCGGGCGTTTCATAATCTCTTCAATCGTCATTTGAACAGCTTCCTTTCATTCCAAGCGTTAATCGCTTTTTCTTCGCTTGCCGGGTCATACTGTTCTTCCCAGTCTGGAAAATATCCGGTCTGGGCTCCGCATTTCTTTTTGCACTCTACCCAGAATACAGGAATCCTATATCTCACTCTTCCCGGGGCTCCGCAGTTGGGGCAGGGCTTGAGCTCTTTGGGCTGACGAACCTCGCTTCTGTTCATTCTTCCTCCGTTCCGGGAGTGTTGAGAAACGCTTCAACGAGTTTTTTATTCCACTTCCCGGTCTTTTTCCATGTGCTCATCGGTTTGGTCTTATATACCCCGCCTCGTTCGCTCACTCCGCTGATAAAATCCTTGCCGATATGAGTCACAAAGAAGCGTTTAGAAGGATCAGTTACATTCGCCACTTCGTCTCCGATGTGGTATTCCTCTTGTTTTTCCATCTCTGCCGATGCTTTGAGAAACAGGTTTCCAAGCAGACGAGCGTGATTGCTGTTGTGAATCACAAAACCTGTGATATACTTCACTTCTTCATGGGAGGAAGTTGGATACGGCCCCTCCGCTTCTTCCGGGGAAACTCCCACCATGAAAACCCAGTTCCCGTCTTCTGCCTGACAGACTGCATATCGTCCATGCTTCGGCTCAATTTTGATTACTTCTGCTCTTCCCATCTTTTTTTGCTCCTATCTTTGATATCGTGTGATGCTATTAACGATGCTCTTCAGCTCCCTCTTGTCCAGAGGGGGATCACAGGCCCTGCTGTTAGCGAAGAGCAATTCATTGTATATCTGCCCTTTGGTGTACCCTATATTGTGAAGTGTTCCCGCAAGCGAAGTCATGGAAATGTTTCTCGAACCAGAGGTTATCGGAGGATAGTCTGGCCTGAGTTTTACTTTTCCCTTCTCTGGCACTTCCCACACCGGATTGTATTGCCTGAGTGTCATCAAGCTTCCGCTCGTCTTCTCCCTTGTCTCCGGGAAGTATTTCTCAACGATGTAATCAATGGCTTCCTGATTCTCAATGATTTCTGTGAAGACAGCGGTCTTTCCGGTCATGATGAAGTATCGTCCAGTCTGGTAAATTTCAACTCCCTTCTGATTATTCTTCCCATCGAAGGGAAGTTTTCCCCGGAGCAGAATGTGGAACCCTCTCCCGCTCCGGGAGAACTCCGTGTAGCTTCCGCAGACTTTCAGGATATCCACTGCCAGAGGTGTCATGAGTCCTTCGTCATCGAATCCCGTATCTATATCAATTCCGACATATCCGTTTGCGTGAAACACGAATCCAATGTTCTGATAATACCCAAGCTCCTGCGCTTGCACCGCTTCCTCGAAACTGGCCCAAGAAGAAGGATCAGAGGAAGAAGCTGCGACAGGTTCAAAGGCCCTCATGGGTACTTTGCTGTCACTGTAGATGCACACCCACTGATTCAGCTCCTTCAGCTCTTGGGGAACAGCTTCATACACTCAAATCAATCCTCTCTGCTGTGCAAAGCGTTTTTCCGTCTGGACTACCAGCGTCCACAAATCCTTGGCAGGAATGTTCCATTTCTCGCTCGTCTTGGTGATTGCGTCTCCCAGAAAGAAGGACTCCACATTCTGGAAGATATCCCGGAGAATGTTCAGCGTTCTATCTTCCATCCCCTCAACCGTTCGCCAGCAAGCTCCCTCATTCAGCTCTTCGGCTCTGCTCTGCTTCTGTGGGGGTTCCGGGGAGAAAAAGGCTTTCAGGGCGAAACAGGCGTAATCCGCATAGGGCTTTTTCACTCTGCTTTCACCTCTTCTTTTTCCTCCGGGGTTTCTTCCGCTTTCTCCTGCTTTTTTCCATCCTTCAGGAGCTTGTATCCATCCCGGTTCCGTTCGCAAGGGGTATAGCAGATACTGAATCCGCTGTTACACTTGGGAACCAGCATCCAGCGAAGTTCCTCATCCACCTCCCGAACCATCAGGGTGACCAGTTGCCGGATTTCCCACTGAGCCCGGGTACAGAGCCGTTCATTGGCAATGTGGATCAGTTCCCTGAGATTACAGGAGAAATACATCGCTGTGGTACAGGCATTGGGAAGCAGATACCGAGCGTCTTCCTTCTTCACATCATGAAGGTGGATGAGCTCACAGTACAGATCATTGATCTTCTGGATTTCCTTCCCGTAAACCTTATCCAGCTCATCCTCGAAGCGGATATCCGGGGGAATGACCACCTCGAATCCGTTTTCCTCGCAATATCTCTGACTCCGCTGAGTGATTGCAGCCATCCTATGGCGTACCAACTGGTGACTACAGGCCCGGGAGATTCCTTCAATCTTGAAGGTGAAATAGATGTGTTCAAACACACTGTGGTGTCCGCTCTTGTAGAGCTTTTCGACAAACTGCTTCTTTTTGACAATCTTGCTGTCATAGCAGATCGAAGCAATCTGACAGATCAGGTCAATCGGATTAGGTGTGGCCTGAATTAAGGTGACTTGCATCTGGCTTTCCTCCATTCCGTCTTTTAGTTCCGCAAAGGTTTGCTCCTGTATTTTCTTCAGCAATTCTTTTCCGTTGATGTTTGATTCATCCCCGTTCAGAAGAATCTGACACCATTTGCTCCTGAAGAATTTTTTACATTCTTCCCGTAAATCTCGATTCGATTTGCACCCGTCTATATGCCCTTCAGGGTCAGAAAAAGCATCCTTGAAATCGTTAGAAGCTTGAACAATAATGGCGTTTCTCAGGGCCATCCAGCTTTCTCGCTCAACGATATCAGTTTCCGTCATTCTCTCCCTCCATTTCGAGAATGGTCATCAGAGCATAGTTGGCAAGATCAATCAGGGTGTCCCGGAGACTCTCATCCTTTACTTCCTGCGTTCCTCTGCGACTCAGGCTCTTGAAGCGGTTCAGCTTGTCGGAAAGTCTGATTCGGCTCATGGCATATCCCTCTTCCAGAAAAGTCTGGTGAAAACTGTCTCCGTAATCCTTGTTCTTCTTGGCGTAAAGGGTATTCAGCTCCTGACAGAGCTTCTCATGCCGTTCCACCTTCGTGGGTTTCATTACCATCTGTTCCTCCGTTACGTAATTTGATCGTCTCCTACGGTGAGGTGGGCTGCACCCGCAAACGGACAATATTCCGCACCTTCTCTCATGGTCTCATAGGGGAAGCAATCATTGATCGCATTGTAGAGCTCACATTTCAGGCACTCTTTACTGCTCTTCTCGCAGAGGATACATTCTGTATCAATCGCCCTGTCCGCAAGCTTTACCAGTGCTTCCTGATTGACATAGACACACCCCGTGGAGTGAACCGTGGGAGGATTGATTTTCAGCTCACAGACCGAATGGCGAAGCTCTGTTTGAATCGCTCTCAGCTTCTTATCCGGAACCGTACTGAGAAGCTCATCCTTCACCTTGTCCAGCAGGGACACAATCAGTCTCATGTCCCGCCACCCGTTGGGAATGGTCTGCAAGCGTTCCTTCAGCTTGTCCCCGTCCAGCAGAACACTCATTCCGAATAGCGTCAGAAGGGAGCCATATTCTCTCATCTTGAGAGGATATTTGCCGTTCTCGTCCGCTTTCAGCATCAGTGTTCCCTCCACTCAGTTTCCGGATAGTGGTTTTTCAGGCCCTTCAGAGCTCCCTTCATGCTTGTATATGACTTTGAGAAATCAATGTACCTCTGTCCGTGGAGCCCTCTGCCCGTCACAGTGACGTTATAGTCACCCGGAGTCAAACTCGGGGAAACACAGGCGTGAAGCTCTTCTCCCTTGTGATATCCCCAGAAGTATCTGTACTGATCCTTATTCTCAATCATATTTTCCTCCATGCCCCTCAGAGGGGTTTATTTGCCCCTCTGAGGGCTTTGAGTTACATACCGAGTAAAGCATCCAAATCCATCGTGGAAGCGGTCACAGAGGGCTTGGCGGGGCTTGCAGGAGCACTCTGTGCCACAGGCTCCGTATCAAATCCGTCTGCGGGTTCCTTGTCCCCGATATTGGCGAAGGTAACGGTCTTGGTGGGGTCTCTCCGGTTCGGCTGTTTGGTGTGGACAATCTCGCCCCGGAGGTAATGACCAATCAGTTCCTTCTCGTCAATCTCTTCCCGGCTGAAGTCATTCAGCGCAACCTTGGCGAAGTAGGAGAAAGCGTTCAGGGCCTTTTCATTCGGCTCATCATCACTGGTCTTCAGGCTGAACCGCTCCGTGTGCTTCTTACCGTCCGCAGTGACCAGCTTGATGGTCATCTTTCCGAATTCTTCGTCATACTCCACATCATAGATACGGAAAACGTAGGTTCCTTCCGGAATCAGTTCAAACCCGCTCGTCAGTCCAATACGTGCCATTAGTTCTTTTCCTCCTTTATCTCGTTGCATGTCATCCGGTAACTTGCCGTTGCCTTGGCGTATTTGTCATAAAGCCCATCCTTTTTCAAGGCAGCTTCATCCACCTTCATGGTGTTGCTCCGGGTCATCTTCCAGCAGTAACGGCTCCCGGGAATCGTGACTTCCGTGTCCCCGTCCTTGAACTGACCCTTGGCAATTTCCTTCAGCTTGTCCGTGATTTTCTTGAGCCGATCTTCCTTGGCTTTCATGGCCTTGGCGTTTTCATCCAGCTCCGCTTTCAGGCCCTCCGCTTCGGTAATCAGTTCCTTCAGGTCTGCTCCTGCGTCTACCGTAGTAGTCCGAAGGGCTTTCAGGATTTCAGCGTCCTTCTTCTCATCGAAATCGGGACTGATTCCGGAGCTCACGTATTTCTCCCACCAGTTCAGAACCTGATCCACATAGAGCTGGAAGTGAGGATACCGCTCAGACACCTTGAAGGGCCTGATAATCGTGTTCTGCACACTGGGCTGGAAGTTCTCCGGATGCTCATAGTCAGAGGGTTCCAAGAAGGAACAGACCATAATTACATCGTCCACACCCAGCAGATAAGCGTACAGGGAAGCTTGCAGAGCATAATATTCCGGAACATCCTCGGCCCAGTCCTCGCTCCTTTTGGTGGTCTTCATTTCCAGCACCTTGAAAATCTTCCCCTTGTCATCCATCAGGAGGTAGTCCCACATCCCGCCCAGAACAGGCTCCTTTGGGAAGAAATCACCATAGGTCTTCTGGAAATAATCCGCTCCGTAGATATCTGTAGGAGTCCGGAGATTGTCCATCAGGTAGCTGTCCTTCATGTACTGAGCCTGTTTCGGTTCAATCGTCTTGCCAGCCACCGTATAGATCGTATCCTCGAAGGGCTTCTCATACGTCCGGGTAACAGCGCACCAGATTTCAAAGGGAGTGGCCCAAGGATTCAAGCCCAGCACCGTGGCAAACCGTGTTCCGGTGAGCTTCTTGGGCTTCTTGGGGGCTTTGATTTCGCAGTGTTTATCCTTCCATTTGATTTCAGGCATTGGCGTTCTCCTTCTCGGAAGCGTTTACTTCCGCAGTAATCGCATGAATCAGGGCTTCACACTTGGCCTTGCTCACATTTGTGAATCCGTTCGTGTCCAACGCAATCTTGACGCATTTGTCTTCAGTCCCCGGAATGGCCCGAAGCTTCTTCACGGCAGCTTTCAGCGCATCGAGCTGAAGGGAATCGGCGGGTTCATCCGTGGCAGTCAGTTCCTTCTTGATTTCCTCCCGCTTCTCAGGAGTCACCGGGGCATGGGGAGCGGGGGCCGGAGCGGGTTCATTGATGCCTGTGGTGGCTTCCATCTCATCCGCTTCCACAATGTCCAGCGCAATCATGTAGAGGTATCTGCGCTGATAGGTTTCCACACTGCCCAACCTCTGAATGGCGTTCGTGACTTCCCCGCCCGTGGTGGAGCTGATAATGGGCTCAATTTCCTTCATGGGACTGGTGAAGTTAATGCACTGATCCGGGGAATCGCAGTTCACAATCGTGAGGGTAGCCATATCGTTGGTGAAGGAAGTAATCGCCACCAAATGACATTCCTCGAAGATGGGGAGCGCAATCGGTACAATGTCATCCAGCTCAAAATACTTGTACTTCATCTTCATGTTCTTGCCGGATTTCTTCACTCCGGCTTCCAGAAACTTCGTCCGGGCCATCGCCAGCTTGGCGTACACATTCAGGTTCTCCATCTCCGGGGTCTTCTTTGTCGTGGTTCCTGCCATTTTTGATTTCCTCTCCTTTTTTGGTTTTTCAGGCATAATGCCGAGAAAACGATTGATTCCGTCTTTTGCTTGCTGGATGTACCAGCTCTTGTCAATCCTGTCGATCTTGGTGTGCCGTGGATCAGAGATTGCCGTGTTGTCTATCAGACAATGCTCCGGGAGACTTCCGATTTTCGCTTCAGAATCATCTGTCTTTACCTTGAACACCTTTCCGTATCTCTCATCCGATGTGGCATACACCCTGTTTACTTTCTGTACAGGAAGCTTCTCTCCGTCCACAAGGTGGTAGCTCTCTCTGTACATCGTCCCGGCCTTTGCAATGAGCTGAAAACAAGCCACATCGTCACACGCATTGACCGTTTCCTCCACCGGGGTTTTGTTTACAAAGTAATCAAGAATCGCTTTGGCGATAATCGTGGCGTTATTGTTGACATTAAAGGCTCCCGCAGGAGCAATGCCCCGCACCAGATAACCACCCTTGGCTTTCACACCCCCATCTTCTCCGATTTCCACGTAGTTGTTCACGTTGTTCTGGACAATGGCCTTGATCTTATCCTCTTCCAGCTCAAAACCCGTCCGCTTCTGCCATTCATCTGTAATTTCCAGCACCTTTGGATAATCCGTTTCTTCAAACTCCACCATGATGCCATCTGTGTTGAGCTGGACGATTATCAATCCCGGAACCTCATCCAACAGGTGCTCCGATAGTTCCAGCAGATAGAGCTGACCGGAGATGCAGACGCTTCTCGCCATCAGAGGATCATACAGGGGGTTGTACTTATTCAATGTGGCTCCGTAGGTGGTGTTCGCCACCAGCTTCAGGGCATTGGCTGTTACTTTGTCCCCGTTCCGTTTGGCTTGCATCCGCTCTTCCAGCATGTCACTGTAGATTTTCGGATTCGGGATGTTCCGGGAGGTGTATCCGTTTACCGTCATAAGGTGGGGATAGTAGCTTGCCACATCGAAATTCCGAATGATGGTAGTGTGCTCGTCCTGCTTCCAGACATAATTGGGAATGGCTGCGTGGATTCCCCCGTATCCGATCACCGTAGGCGTTCCCCCTACGGAAATCTTGAGCTGACTCTTGAATACATCCTCGTCATCCAAATCTTCTCGATACATTCTTTTGAAGAAATCAATGACTTCTGTGGGGATGTATTCCAGCTTCAAGTTCTCAGGAAATTGATACTTCCGTTCATCCGTCCAAGGCTTCATGGGAGGATTTGCTTTAAGGAAAGCTGCCGTGAGCTTCGCATTGGTCATGCTCATGGAGCGGATAGGATCAATTCCGGAGAGCTGTCCGATATGGGTCTTGGTCTTCAGGTATTCTTTCCTTACGTCAATCAGATGCTCCGTTGCGTCTACATCGTGCTTGCAGTAATGAATCATTTCCTGAAGTTCCTGCTCCGTCCACGGCCTGTCCAGATTGAAGTCCACCGTGGTTTCCTCCACCGACAATCCGAAGTGCCCTTCAATGGCTTTCAGGCTCAGACCCGCTTGCGTATCATCCTTAATGTCGATGTTGTTGAACTGGAAGTAATAATCTTTCAGGGGGCCGTAGTTCCAGCCTTGATTATCCTTTCCCAGAATGAGCCAGTCATTCAGCTTCTTGATTTCCTGCGGTGTGAAGTCCGCATAAATGGCTTTGATAATAAACTGGTCATAATGCTTGGAATTGAATCCGCAGTACACATCCTCCGCAGTGAGAAAATCTCTCAGGGCCTGATTATCGTTGTGAAGGATCGTGTAGATTCCGGATACTTTCTCTTTGAACACGACCAGCCAGTCAAAAGCGGAAACCTCGCAGTCATAAGTGAAAAAGCTCATCTTCGCATCATCCTTTTCGCAGTGTGCGGATGGAGGGCCAATCTCCGGGTTTTAAGGGCTTCTCTCAGGTCTTTTAGCGTCAGTCCGGCCTTCTCTGCAATGTAGGTCATGGCTTCGCTCCGGGAGCCCTTTACGGGGCAACCAACCACAGGATGTTCCGGGAGATAGACTGTATAAGACCCGTCATCCAGCTTCAGGACATTGTATGGAAGAACTTTCATCACAACCTCCATTCCACCGGAATCCCCCGGCCCGTCAGCGTCCAGAGCTCAAATTCTCGGCTCCGCACTCTCTGAATCGCACCGAGTATCCCAATACATTCATGTCCCATTTCTCTCAGGTGCTCTTGGGCCAGCTCATACTCACACTGCTGTCTTAAATCCCGGTGTCCCTCTTCCAGCTTGTGAACCGTTTTTTCCATTTCCTCGGTTTTGGCCCACATCTCGTTATACATCTCTTCAAGACAGATTCGCAGATACATGACTTCGTAGACCAAAGTGTTTGCCAGTTCCTTCACTCTCGCCGGGTCACTCTTTACCGGGGTGTCGTTTGGCTCCATCTCAGGAAAGTGCTTCATGACGAACTGGATTCCGTCCCGGGCTTCGTTGAAGGGAATCTTATCCACCATCACGTACTTTCCGGCTTCATTGCTGTTCGGTATCTTTGAAAGAAATTCGTAGTACCGCTTCTCGCTCATCTTGGTTTCCTCCGTCAATACGGTTCCTCTGCATAATCGTTTTGGTTCCCTGCGTAACACTCAGGGACTTCAGGAAGCTCTGCCCAGTGTGTCACCTCATGCAAGGTGTAGACTGTTCCATCGTTCAACACTTCGTAAAACGCTCCGGTGCTCTGGACGGTGTATGGATCACTCATAAGTTTGACCAGTCTCTGCTCCGGGGAAAGGTCTTTGTATAACTCAGGAGAATAGATTTCAATCTTGTCTCCCTCCGCATAAAACTTTAAGATATCCACGGCCCCGAAGGGTCTACCGTCTCCTGCTTTTAGCACATCCTCGTCTATGTTCATCAGGACGAGATATTCCCCGGTCTTGTCCGGAAGCTCTTCCGGATAGTCGTGCCACTTCATTTCGCAAGAGCACTCCTTTCCAAGAATCCCCGATGCCGTTTCCCATGCTTGCGCTTCGGCTTCATGAGCTGATCCAAGGGCATATCCAGATACCGTCTCCAATGGGTGGAGAAGAAGGATTTGTAACCTGTCACTCTTCCTCTTCCGTCATAAACCGGAAGTTTCTTGTTAATTCGTTCGATGCCATCTTTCTGCATCTTGGCCCGGGCAATCGCCCGAAGGTGTTTCCTCATGCTCATTTGACATACGCTCCTATCTTTCTGTAGTGTCTGCACCGTTCTTTCCATGCCCTTTTCCCGTAGGGAAGAGGATCAATGTAGTCATACACAACGGGCTCTCCCTTCCCGGGAGAAGTCCGGGCCACCCGGCCCACACTCTGGATTACGACAGCTTCATCCTTCACCGGGGTAGTCATGAACAGCCTGTCCAGCCTTGGGATATCCAGTCCTTCCTTCGCCAGCGAGTAAGTAGCGAACAGATAACTTTTGGTTCCGTTTCGCATCTCACTCAGGGCGTTTTCCCGGATTGATTTCTCCGCTTTGGAAACCATCTTTCCCGTCACCATGGTGGAGAGGTTCCGCATCTCTTCTGGAAGGTGGTTCATGAGCATCTTCAGATGGTCAATCCTCTCTGAGAGAATCAGGCAGGAGTGATTCCTGTTTGCCACAATATCCTGAATGATCTGGTAGTTTCGGGAGGTGTCCTCCGTCAGATACGTGATGAGCTTCGTGTAGCTGAGTGTTCCATCCGGATTCAGACATTCAGCACTCAGTCCGGTGCTTGTGCTCTGGGGAAGGATTCCCACCTTCATGATCTTCTCTGCTACTGCTTCTTCTGAGACAGTGTGGACAATCTCTCCCAAGTAGGCGTAGGTGGCTTTAATGAGCCCGTCTGCCCTGTGAACCGTTGCGCTGAGTCCATACTTATGTCTGGCGTTCAGGTGGTTCAGAACCCGGCTAAACTGCGTCACACGGGTAGGTGTCCCCGCCACATGGTGACATTCATCCACAATGACCACATCCCAGAGGTCTTTGTACCGCTCTAAATCCAGCTTACTCATGGTCTGGATCGTGGCGAAGGTGATGCCCTCTCCGATTTGTACTTTCCCCTCCGTGATGGTTCCCATCATTCCCGGGTCGAGATACATCTCGGCTCTCTCTTTGCTCTGCTTCAGCAAATCCGCTGTGTGAGTGAGCCAGAGAGCGGGTCTTTGCCACATCGTGACCAAAGCGATTCCCATTTGAGTCTTTCCGCTTCCCGCAGGGCTTTGCAAGATGCCATATCGCTTTTCATAGCAGTCATTCACTGCTTCTTGCTGATACTCATAGAGCGGAATCGGTTTCCCTCGGTATGCTATGATCTTCGGAAACTGAAAGAGCAACTGGAAATCGGAGTCTCCAATGAGGGGCCAGAGCTGTCTCAGCGTCCCGTAAGGAAGAATCCATTCTTTTCCTCGCTGTTCATACAGAGCCAGTTTCTCGGGAGTGTTCCCCAGCCACAGACCCATTCTCATCTTCCGGTCATAGTCAGGGTTTCGGAGCACCAGATTGTCCGCACACCATCTCATGATCTCAGGGGTGGGATTCTCGATGTGAATCTGAGCATCTATCGTCACTCTCAAGAACCCAGCCACCTTTCCAGAAGCACTCCATATTCACTCAGCTTGACTTGCGGAATGGTTTTCATCCCTTCTCTCAGGCATTTCACCATCTGGGCGTATCTGACCATGAAAACCTGTCCGTTCCATGTCTTGATTGCGAACCAGCCTGTGCCCATTGTTCTCTCAGCGAAAAGCTGCATTGCCGTGTGCTGATTGTCCTCGATGCGGGAGAGGGGGAATCCCCGGCCCATGGAGGAAAGCACCTTGCAATCAATCAGAGCCATTTTGGAGCCCTTCACAGCGATTACATCTGCGGGTTGACCAGCCTGACTCATCACCATGTTGTGCACCCACCAACCATGTTTTCCGAGGATTTCACAGAATTCTCTTTCAAATCTGTGGCCCTCTGAAATGTTTGTCATCCGCTACCTCCTAATACTGATCCCATCCCGGAAGCTCAAAGGCTTCTTCAATCAGAGCACATTCATGATCCGGGCCGAGCTTTTTGATTGCTTCATCCAAGAGCCTATACCGCTTGGAAGAGCTCTCGCTGAAATCCACCGGAATGTAGTCCTTCCATGTTTTGTAGAATTCCTCATAGGGCTGAATTCGGTCATAAAACCATTGCGCTGCATCGCTTCCGAGCTTTTCCTGCAACATTCGCCAGAAATCTATATCGGAGCCAATATTGAGGATTTCTCCGGAGCTCAATTTCATGACTGTCATCTTCATCACCTCACGGATTGTTCCACCATACAAGGAAGAGGATGAGGTCGAACAGGAAGCCGATTGCACAAACGGAGAAGTAGAACTTGGCTCTTTCCTTGAGCAAATCCCAGTCAATCTCTCCGGTTCTCCGGTCAATGATCCGCTGTTCCATCTTCAAGCTCCTTTCTGTACTCCATCAATTCTTTGTCCAGCTCTTCCAGATTCAGGTGAGGATTCCGGAAACTCAGCGGAATTCCGTCCGGAGTTTTCCTGCCGTTCAACTGGTAGTGATAAAAAGCGGAAAACTGAATGTAGGGATGCCCCAGCTCCGGAATGTAGTAGAGCTCCATGAACACCTCTGCGTTGTGATTCAGCATCCTGTCGTGTTCCAAGTAGAGGGCTACATTCCAAGTGTCGTAGCTGGAATAACCTTCCGTTTCCTTGTCTCTGTCGGGATCAAATCCCCTTTCACCCTTGCGAAGCATCTTGGTGACTCCTTTCATTTATTCACTCGCTACCATCACAGGAGCGTTTCCGTATTGCATCCAGTGGAGGAACCCCAGCCGGGGGATTCTCACCCGTGTCCCAAGGATCACCACCGGGAATCCGAGCTTGCTTGCGTCCTCCTTGGCTTGAACATTGATCGAGTAAGTGTCACATCCGAGGACTTCCCGCACTTCTGAGGGAGTGAGAAAATCTTTATCGGACTCCCTGATTTCCTTCATCGTCATGTTCATCAACCTCTTCCGCATCCTGCTGACTTTTTGCCGTGATCCCGGCTGCATATCCGAGAACAAACTGTTTGTCGTTTTCCGGGAGGTTCTTGACCCTCTCCAAGATTTCCATCTTTTCCTTCTGACTCACCCTTGCTCACCTCCCTCCAAGTGTGTTGTGAACACTTGCGCTTGTGTTGTGATGACAATATATCACTTTCAAAATGTCATGTCAACACTTTTTTGAAAATTTTTTCAAAGAAATTTTGCTATGTGCACATGTTTTCGTGACATATAATGAAGGAAATGTGTTGACAACACATCTGAAATGTGATATTCTTTTCTCGGAAAGGAGGTAAACCCATGGAAACTATTTCCGACAGGATCAGAATCATCCGGGAAAAGGCCACCGGAAAAAAGATCACCCAAGACGAATTTGCACAAACTCTGGGAATTTCCAGAAGCCGGGTCACAAATCTTGAAGATGCGGAGAAGAGATTGCCCAACGGAATTCCAGAAAGGATGCTTCGCCACATCTGTGAGATATATCATGTCCATTATCTCTGGCTCACCACCGGGGAGGGGCCCATGATGAATCAGGTTGAACCGGATATGGAAACGCTCATAGATGAAGCCATGGCAGGAGAATCTGAGCTGTCCAAATCCATCATGAAAGCTTTTGCGAAGCTACCGGACAATGAATGGGCCAAGCTAAAGAAGCTGATTGACCAGATAGACAGAAAAAAAGCGGAGGGGCCGTGAGCCCTTCCGCTTTTCCTCATCTGTGGCAAACAAAAAGCCTGTCGATGAGAGAATAAATCCGTTTCAGGAGATTGTCATCTTGAATCTGATCCAAGAGACGTTCAATCAGTTCTCGCCAGTTCATTCTCCCGTCCTCCTTCCTGAAAGAATACGCCTATTTTTCTCAGAAAGCGGGATAGATACAAGAAATCACATTATCATGGAATCATGATATCATGTATTCAGCAAGTGGCAAAAGTGATAAATTGTGGGTAATTCCTATAAAGTTTTTCTATATGGAGCTTATATAGAAAAACTTATATGAATTTACCTCGTTTTTATCACTTAACTCACTTAAATATCAAAATACTTTGTTGACTTTATCAAAGATGTGTGATATTATACTTTCGAGAAAGGAGTTGACCCACGATGGATGAGAAACAAGCTGTCAGGAATGTAATGTATGAAAAGAGGATCACACAGGCCGAACTTGCCGAAAAAGCAGGGTTTAAGGCACAGTCCAATATCGCCAGTCTGCTGAGTCCTACTCGAAAAGGAATTCAGTTTGACAACCTTTTCCGGATTATAAACGCCCTCGGGTGTGAACTGGTTATTCGAGACAAGGAAGACCCGACTATGGTTTGGCCTATTGCAAAAAGTTCCTCTTCAGAACAATAATCGGAGGTTCTTATGCTGTGTCGAAAATGCAAGCGAGAAATACTCGACCAGTCAGAATTCTGTAATTACTGTGGAGCCAAACAAATTCTCACCAGAAAACCAAAGAAACGAGGAAACGGACAAGGCACTGTTTTCAAGCTCCCAAATGGAAAGTACAAAGCCATGCAGGTTTTGGGCTATTACATGAAAGAGGGCAAAAAGCAAAAGAAAACCGTTTCCCGGGTGTTCGAGAAACGGTCTGACGCAATCGCAGCCCTCCCAACTCTGAAGACTCTGGTACATAAACAGAAGCACATGAACCTTCATGAGCTCTATGAGATTTACACAGGTTCTCATGACTATAAGGATTTATCCAAATCTCAGAGGGATAAACTCGGTTATGCTTGGAACAGGTGGGTGGATTATGAATTCACGGATATCTCAGAAATGACCGTTGCCATGATAGAGGATCAGATAGAAGCCAAAACAAGCTCATTTTACCCCGCCAGAGACATGAAAGTGCTGTTAAGCCATTTATACCTCATTGCTATCAAGAACGAGGTTGTAGGCCAAAATAAGGCCGTTTACGCAGACATTCCTTATGACCAGCCAAAAGCTAAGCGAGAGTGCTGGACAAAAGAAGAAATTGACAAGCTCTGGAAGGATTACAAAGAGCATCCGTTCACTGGTTATATCTTGATCCTGTGCTATGCTGGACTCAGATATGGAGAGCTGTCGAGCATCCTGCTGGAAAACATCCATTTGGATGAGAACTACATGATAGGTGGAATCAAAACGGATGCAGGAATCGACAGAGAAATCCCGATCCATAAAAAGCTGAAGCCTATTATTGAATACTGTATACAAGGGAAAAAGACAAAACTGTTAGAGATGAATGAGGATAACTTCTATGATGCCTACTGGGAAGTTATTCACAGAACAGGGCTCCGGGAACTTCCTCCCCATACATGCAGACATTATTTCTTCTCCCGCATGACTTCGGCAGGGGTACAGGGTGGTCTGATTGCAGAGGTCGGAGGACATGCCAGTTATCTGACAACATTAAAAAATTATGTCAGAACACCTCTGAAAGACAAGCTCAAAGCTGTCAACTCAATCTGATCCCTATTACTGCCCTGTTGCTACTTTATAAGGCTCAAACCGTTGATTTTACTGCATTTTCCGCTCCCCTGCTAAGGGAGTAGTGCGGGTGACCGCAGCCCGGGTTCAAATCCCGGCTTCTCCGCTGAAAACACCTCACATTCACAAGATGTGGGGTATTTTGTTGCCATATAATACTATATGTTGTATTCGTTGGAAAATCGGGCACAACATATCGAGGGAGTGAACTATGGCGAATTATGGTCTATTATGGCGAAAAATGGCTTGCTATTACTACTCCTGTTACTACTCGCTCTTTTGGAGCTTTGTTACAAAACCAAAACTCCCCTCACAGGGGAGCCCCTCTACATCTTAATTTTTCGTAATAAAATAGACGGGGTTCCGATTCATTCCCCGTCCCGGTCTTAGTCCTTAAAAGGCGTATGATAAGTCAGAGCCCTGTTGCTGTCCCCAATCCCGTGAGTGGTTGGGTCATTAACAATTCCCAGAATTGCCAGAACAGCAAACACCGCATTGACAACAGCCACCAGCTTGTTGCCCATGTCTCCAAAATCCATGGTGATGCCGAAAACATTCAGAATCACCTGAATCGCCAGAAGAACAGCCGGGATAATCTCAAGCCAGAATTGCTTATTCGCAATCCGCACCTTCCAGTTAATCATGCTCTTCACCTCAATTATCGTCATTTGTCGGTAAACTCAGGAATTTTGCTCGAATATCCTTCATCACTCCGTTTTTTCCGAGCTTCTCATATTGCACCCAGCAATTCTCAAACGATTCCCGGGCGTAAATGGGGGCATAGCCCTTCTCCCGATAGTGATTGTAATATTCGATCATCTGAGCCCTTAGAAGGGCCTGTACACCCATCTGAAGGGCTTTTATGTGCACATACACATAAGTGCAGATGCCTATCAAAATTCCACCTACTGAAACAATCCATCCCCAGTTCTTTGCCATAAAGTCCGTAAACTGGCCCATTGGACACACCTCCTTATCCTACTCCACCAACCATGTAAGAAATCTTGTCCATAATGGCGTACAAATCGGCTTTACTGACCAGAACCATCTCAGAATCAGGCTCCGCAGGAGCTACATCCTCAGAAGGGACTCCGGGGACATATTCCCCGAAAACGAGGAACTGGGTCATGATATAACCCTTCTTCCCCTTCCATGTGACATAGCACCAAGTTTCCCCGTGATTCTTAATCGTTACCTCTTCCCCAATCGGAATCCTCTCCACCAGAGCGGAGGAAGTGCTTTCCTTCGCCCTCATGTTGACAGTAGACCCGGAGAGGGCAAACGTAGTAGCTTTTTCGTCCATTGGCGAATCACCTCCACCACCGGAATGTTCCACGTATGGCAAATCTCCTGCGTATTTCCAGTTTCCAAGCTTGGTATCCTTCTTGGGTTTTGGGGAGGTCATGTGGGTGATTTCCAGAGGATTGACTCTCGTCACTGTCCCGATATGAGTGTAGTTGGTCAAATCCCCGTTGTATTTTCCTCCACCCTTCCGGTATCCAGCAGGGAGGGGATAATCTGGATCATCCATAGGTCTCTCTTTCAAAACCACCTGTCCAAGCTTCAGTTCTTTCACACTGGAAATCTTATGGAGATTTTCGATGGTGTTCCGGGCTGCATCGTTGGTTCCCCTCAATCCATGGGTGGAAACCCCGTTGCGTTCCAGCGCACCCCTGCACATTCCGATACAATCACATTTGCCGTTTGAGCCATCACAGCCGAGTTTATAATCAGGCTGTTCCTGATAAATTTCCTCGACTCCCTTCAGATAGGTTTCTACGGAAACAGTTTTCATATTTCTTCACCTACCTTGTTAATGGCCCATCGAAGCGTTTGGGCCAATCGCATCATTCCTTGTCCGGGGCCTTGGGCCAGACGATATTGAGCGGGAAACCCTCCTGCTCCGTCAGATCACGCAGGGCTTTGCGATACACGGCCCAGTTGTTCGTGACCACCCCGGCAAGGTCTCTGAGCCAAGCCAGCCAAGCCGTGAAGCTCGATCCAGAGGGAGCTTCGGGCAGGAGACGATCAAAGGAAAACTCAGCGTCACTCTTTTCCAGAAGCCGATTCCGGATGAGTCTGGCAAACTTCGCAGCTCCTTCCTCGTCCTTTTCCTCAACGGCCTTTTCATAGGCACTCTGGATTACATCGTCCATTTCTGCCCGGAGCTGATTCGTAACCGATTCCACTCTTGCCAACCGCAGATCAACATTGCTGTTCATGTGTTTTTCCTCCTTCATAAAGCTTATACAAGTATTCTTCCATCCGCTTTCGCTGATAGAAGGTGTCACCTCGTTTGGCGTTCGCCCTCCAACAGATGAAACTCTCATAGGAGGTTCCCGGTTCGAGGGCTCCCGCCTTTTCCTTCGCCATGAGCTTTCTCATCTTTCTCCTTTGTTTGCCCAGTTTCTTTCCTGCCATGTACCGGGCAATCTTCCCGGAGGGGAGGATCACAAATCGCCAGTTCATCAGTTTGACTCCCTGACTCAAAGGATACAGAGTGGTTTTATCATTGAGCGTCAAGCTCTTGGCCCCTACTCGCTCTGATATCTGGCGTAAGCAGTCCTGAAGGTAACTCTTATCCGGATGGATGAGCACAAAGTCATCCATGTACCGGAGATAGAATCTCACCTTGAGCCGTTCCTTAATGAAATGGTCAAGATCATCCAGCACACAAAGCTCTACCAACTGACTGATCTGACTTCCGAGACCAATGCCAACCTCTCCGTCAAATGAGTCAATCACGCCACACACCATTTCACAAGCCTGTTCATCCCGGATTCTTTTCCTCACAGCGGTTTTCGCCACATCGTGCCGAGTGGAGGGAAAGAATTTCCGGATATCGCATTTCAGCACCCATCCCTGATTTCCGTACTTCAGATTATATCTGCGAAGAAGAGCTGTCAGTCTATTCAGGGTGAAATCCGTACCCTTGTTTTTCTGGCAAGCTCCGTTATCATGGATCAGGTGCTCCGTCATGTCATCATACAGGCCATTATCGCACAGGGCTTTCTGAACCTGTCGATCCCGAAGCCGGGTGGCGATAATCGTTCTCACCTTCGGTTCATAGATGGTGAATTGCTGATAGGGACTGATTTTGTACGTCCCTCTTTTCAAGTCCTGTTGCAGTTTCAGCGTATTCTTCAGTCCGTGTGCTTCGTAGCCCACTACCGAATCCTTCCACCGTACATTGCGACAGCTCTTCTTGAGGGCTTTGTACAGATTACCAAACTCAATGGCTTTCTCAAAGTAATGGTCATTATTCATGCAATTTCACAAAGGCGAGTAGCAAGACCGTCTCGCAAGACGCTTGCGTCCCTTGCACTTTTCTCTCCCTTCTTCCGGAAGAGAGACAGGATAACGATTCCTTGTGTGAGCGCACAGCGTTCGTCTTTCGACTACTTGAATCGGGCAATTCTCACAATCGGGCGAGTACGCATTGGAATTGTTCGCATTGTTATTGTTCAAACTACCGTCAGAATTGACATTACGGACATTGTTAGCGTTACCGGAGTTCGGAGTCCGCAGCCACTGCCAAAACCGAATAAATAACCGTTACCCTGTTGTTTCTTCCTATTTCAGATGCCCATACCTTTCTTTGTCCTTCTTCATCCATGCTTTCAACTTATCGTCAGTGTCCACACAGAGCTGAGTCCAAAATTTGATCTGGGAATCTTCGATATTGAAGGAGATGTAAGCTATGTCCAGCAGAGTCAAAAGAGCATCAATATGGCTATGTGCCTGAACTTGTTGCATCCTGCGATAACGCCACAATGCGGACTCGTCTCCGACATATACTGCGTTGGCTCTGCGAATACAGGTTAAGGCTCCCAAGCACTCATCCATGATAGGCTTGCAAATAGTCCACCGCTGATTCTTCGGAAAAATCTTCTCACTCCGACACTTATCTATGGTGTGCTTCGCAAGGTTTCTCGCAAGGTTCAGCACTTGAAGGTTTCCTTCCCCTCTATCTCCTTTACGGACAGACATTGACTTACATCTCCTTCAGAAACAATGAATTAAGTGTTCCCTGTATCCGGCCCCTAACGGGGCCGATTATGGGATTTTAGATGATGGTGAAAGCGGGCGAGTACGCACCGGAACCGTGCGCATTGTAACTGGTCAAACTACCGGCAGAATAGACAGAACGGACATAGTAAGCGCCACCGGAGGTCGGAGTCCGCAGCCACTGCCAAGCAGGAGTCCCGTCCACCAGATATCCGATCCTGTCAGCGTTCGTGGCTCCCTCGAAATACTGAAGCAGAGTGCTCTCATCCGCAGAGATTTCCTTGCTCCCGAACACTTCCGCTCTACTCAGCAGATAGAACTTATCATGCAGAGTATAGGCAGTATTCACCGTGATGGAGCTGTCCTGAGACTCGAAGATCGAGTTAGCAACACAGGGCAGATTCACCTCGCCCACCGCAGCGAGGAAGTCCGCAGGAAATCCAGCCATCAGACCATCCAGCGTGGTCACCCAAGCCGGAGGACGATCATACTTGGTCTGAGGATGCCATACAGACCCGGCAGATGCGGAGCTGTTCAAGTGTTGTCTCATAGCGGATTCCTTGTAGTTGTTGGAACCGTAGGAAACCCGCTGAGAATGGTTCAGCCCGTTTCCGAAAGCACCCAGATCAGTACCACCGTTACCAGAAGTAATGGTGCACTGCTCCGTAGCCGTGGTAGTGGTCTGACTGGCGTAGGCAACTACCTTCCGAGCGGTCATGGCTGCATCGGCAGCTCCGTTAATGCAGAGCTGTCCACCCTTGGGCAGAGCGTTCGCCAGTGTGAACTGATACGTACCAGCAGCCCAAGAGGAATAGGTTTCACTGATGGTGAAATGATACGTACCAGCGGGAATCGCTTCAGACGCATAGTAGAAAGCTTCAGGAGCGTCAAACTGAATCCCCGGAAGCAGATTCTTGAAACGACAAGTCATGGTGTGAGCGTTAGCGTCATGAGCACTCTTCAGGTGGTCATGAGCCAGCACTTCGCACACCCGGGTTCCGAAGGTGCTATGAGTCACAGTGAACTGAGACCCGACAGGGAACTGAGTGGGGCCGAGTCCAGCCCGAACAGCCCTCTGCATCCCCTCAAAACCAGTGAAATCGCCACCTCCTTCAATGGAGTTGGCAATCCGGAGCAGATTGGCGTTCATCTCGTCAAACTGCTCACTGTAGGGCAGATAAACAGGATTGCTCATGGTCATTCATCCTCCTTGATGTAGAGTTTACCGTTGTTGATACCGAGGGTGTACAGAGCACCCGTGGTGTCATCAACGATTACCGGGGCCTTGCTCCCCTCAAAGTAGAGCGTCCCCCGAGAAAGCAGACAGTGAACCATGGCTCCGGTCTTAAAATACCCGCTTTCCAGCGGTCTGCCACTGATAGTAGCAATATCCATGGCGGTTCCGTTCAGGGTGAAGGAATCCCCTTTGTGGAAGTCCGCAGTAGCCCGGAACTTGATGTTCTCTGTGTCAGTATTCGGCGTAGTCAAAGCGTGAATAGTCCCTGCCTTACTATGATCCGCTTCGAGCAAACAAACAGAGTTTACGTCTCCTTTATGGAATTCCGTACCCACCTGTTCATACTGCGTCACATCTACGATCTTACAGGTGTCCCCACCCGTAATAGGCATAATCTGATACGTTCTGCCATCAGCGGGTACAATGTCATCCATATAATGCTTGCTTGCCATGTTTCCACCTCCTTTGTAGGTCATTTATCATAAAATCCATCCTGCCAGTTGGATTTTACTTCGTGAGAGTTCCTTCCGGCTCTGTGAAGAACACGAAATCCTGAAGGGCTTCGATATCTGCCGGGGCTAACATAATGTCCTCCGACATGGAAATGTTAATCGGTTCATAGGTGATTTCTGCTTCCAACTTACCCAGCTCTGCCATCTTGTCTTTGAAGCCTTGAGCATCTTCTGGGCTCTTGAATTTAAACGCTCCATTTTCGATTTTTTCAGGAGGATAGAGCTTGAAAATCTCATTTTCCTGTTCGATCTGAAAGTCCCAAGCGGGTTGAAGCCATTTCCTGAGTTTGAACAGCTTATAACTAATTGGGAGAGGTAAAGGCTGTTCAGACAGGGTGTTGAGAGCTTTGATAGCGTTGATTACTTGTGCCTGTTTCATTTCAATTCCTCCTTAAATTTATGTCCATGTGATGGACGGACTTCCTACTGATGGTTCAGTTGTCCAGCCCCAATAACCACCTGTAGACCGATACTCAAATGTAATCGAGCTGTTATATTTATACGATCCGACACTCTCATACCCTTCCTCACCTGTCCAAGACCCAGTTCCACCCGGGGTTTTAATGCGATATTGTGATTTCGCCTTACCCCACGCAGAGCCTTTATGCAGAGTTCCGTTATGAGCTGTTGCAGTATATTTGTTTTCAGTGGTGTAAGTCTCACTGGCCCCGCCATTATGCTTCTTGGGCCCTATGATAGTGTTACCGCTTCGACTTATATGTCCAACTGCGCTGTTCCATCCTGCTCTAAATCCAGTATCATAATCGGAAGGAGCAGTAATCGACCCGGTGTATCCTGTAGAAACACCTTCGCTTGAATCATAATAATCCTTAATCGTATAGTTATACGTGTTCCCGCTCCACGATCCACTCAGTCCAACTTTTACCCCCTTGGTGCTTGCGGTTCCAGCACTCTTTGTGAATTGTACTTGTCCGTTCGCCCAAGTTCCCTTGTTGATGTTTACACCGTTTCTACCATTTGTTTGTCCATTTGTATACAAATCTCCAACCGAAATGGATGCAACTTCGCCAGAATAAGAGTAACTACCCGGGCTTCCGCTTCGAGATGTATAAACCTTCACCATAGTGGAAGAGGTTGATCCGCTCCTACCAAGATATCCATAAATACTCTTTTGAGCCGTTTGAGTTGACCCGGAAGTTGTGATAATCTCAGCAGAGAAGTCCTCTGTTCCAGAACCATTCAATCTCATGGATGGATTATAAGTGTGGGTTCCGACAGTCGTGGTAACGATTTGTCCAGTAGAAGTATTTTTATTCTTTTGTGTTGCGGTTACAACATATTGTCCGCTACTCCACCCCCCGCTAAGTGTAGTAGCTTTACTAAAAGTTATAGCATCTCCGTGAACAGGAGTTAGAGTGAGAACATTATTATCAACCGATGCTTCTTTGATAAACCCCTGAATATTGGAAGCGGTCAATTCATAATATTCACCTGTGACTGCACCAACAAGTCTAAGTGCTCCTGAGCTTTTAATAGATACTACGTTTGCACTCAGAGTACCATTATTTATTGACACTTGCTTACCGTCAGTACCAGAGAACACAGCGGTTTTACTGATTGTTAAGGCTCCGTCTACTATACTCAAAGAGCCGTTAATCGTAGTGTTGCTTGTTGGATCAGTGCCAATGACTACTCGGCTTCCAAGAATCTTTGTAGTCGTAGTACCGTCATTGATTTTTTCGACACATACGCCACCAGTTAAGGTTCCGTCATCATATACGCCATATTCGGCATTGTTTCGAGTCATTACCAGCCCGGTTCCGTTTGCAATCTTCAGCCGTTTCTTTCCCGTCTGAGGATCAGTGATAACGGAGAACTCACCGCAAACGCCAGTGATGCCATTTCTCTGCGTCCACAAAGCAGAACCTTCTATGACATTCACAACCTCGTTATTTACTTGCTCTATAGCATAGGAGCTTCCAACGGTACTGTAAACGCCATCTCCTCGGTCTACTTCCAGCAGAGCTCCATCTTTGAGCTGAATATGCTTGTTTCCAGTAGTTGGATCAGTCCAAACCTGATAAGCCCCGCTCACGGCCCAAATCGTGTCCCGATTCACCCAGAGGTCGGTGTTTTCAAAATCTTCAATCCATTGATCCGTCTGAGCCTGTTTCTTCTTTGCGGATTTAGCATATCCATAACTTCTGCTGTTGCCGACAAACTGATTGTTCATTTCCCGCTTTCGCAGAGCAGGAAGGGGTTCCCGTTTCTCATTGCCAGTGGATTCAACAGTAGTCATAGCCGAGCCGTTCCAGTGAATATCCTGAGAAAACACAGGAACCTCATAACTGGTGGTTCCGCTCTTAACCGTGATAACATCTCCCGCCTGAAGCGTCAAATCATCGAAGAGTTCTACGCTTGCCGGGTGGTGTTGCGGAGCCGTTCTAAGACGATCATATATCTCTTGCGCTCCCATGAATTCTCACCTCCTTACGTGTTACTGTCATCCACCCTCAGAAAAGGATTGTTCTGGATCATGTAGGCATTACTCCCGGAACCAATGATGCTTTCCGCAGTGCTATCATCATTCCGAATCGTGAGTTTGTTTACCTTCGGGACAGCGTACCATGTGGGCTCGATGGAGGTGTAGTTTCCTTCATCGTAAGTCTGAGAGGTAGTGTTAAACCATACCAGTTCCAGATTCCCACTCCGATTGAATCGAGCGATACTTCCAGCAGCTTCAGCAATCAGACTCACCACATCCCGCATCGAGCAACTATTGAAGGTGTCCGGCCTTGACGGAAGGGTGAGACTATTATTAAGGAAGGAATAGCTTTCACATGTCACTCCCACATAAGTGCAAATCTTCCGAAGCAAGGTGTCGGCTCTTACTGGATAAGTAATCCCACCCAAAGCGGAATCTGAGGGCATATCTGCATCCAGCAGAATCATCTGGTCATTAGCCTGAACATCAATCATTACCTTCTGCACCACAGCGGGGCGGGGAGCAATAAACTTGCCAAGAGGACACAGCTCATAGGTTTCCAGTTTCTCGTTCCCGTTCACCGTCATGGAGGTTCCGCTAATGGAGATGGTGGGCCGTTTTGCACTTGCGGAGCTGTTAGCCGTTACGCTCAGTCTCACTCCGATATAAGCCCGGAAAGCTCCGAACAGGAAGTTCGTCCAGTGCCCGTCATCATTCAGCAGATTGAAGGAAAGCTCAGAAGAAGGGCAGAGACCAATGGTAAGATCAGTCTCAGAGCAGAATGTCTCATGAAAATCCACTCCGCTTTCCACATCCACATCCTCGTTGCTGATAAGGGTTCCGCTGTCGAATTGGAACACAATCCTCTGAGGATTTCCGTTTGCGACAGCGGTTTTGAAAGCCTGACTTACGCTTACCATGGTCTCTCCTTTCTCAGTATTCAATCACACTGAATTTTAGATTTCCGATCTTCTTTCCCGAAGAGGGAGCGGATATAACTTCCCAGTCCCGGTCTCCGACATAAGCCGTGATTGTTTTGGTTCCCTTCGCCGGGTCTTTGTAGGTAAAGCTGAAGGAATCACTCGCCATCAGAGCGCAGATGCTTTGAATCATCGACCATTCGATGTTCTCATATTCCAGCTTCAGGGGATGCTTTGTGGCTACCATGTTACGATGGAGAAGCCCGTTTGCATCTCGCTTTCCCATCGTATCAAGGTCACTCACTTTCCCTGAGAACTTGGTAGGATCAGGGATTCTGGTGTTGTTCACCTTGAATCCCATGTCGTAATTGTATCCCGGAGACATGTTAATCATTCATCACACCCCCTCCGAAGCGAGTCTCATTTCTTCAGACCGTTTTACCGTCCGAGCCAGAGCGGAAGAGGGAGAGATTCTCGTCTCGAACCGCTTGTTCAGAATCCGGGTGACCGTCTGGTTCAGAAGATCGAGTCCGCTCTCCACTCCTTCGTTACCCATCCGCACGTTATAAGCCATGTCGGATTCACTCTTGGAGCTGAGAACTTCCGATCTGCTCCGGATATTCGATACATAATCGTTTCGAGTGTTCATGAAGAAATCAGAGCTCTCATAGTATCCGGAAGCCGTGACCAGTTTTCCAGTAGGAGCAGAGAAGTTTTTCAACAGCTCTGTCACCGGGGCGATTGCGCTTCTCACGCCACTTGAGATACCACTCACAATCTGGTCATTGTTAGCTACCGCAGTCCGATTTCCCATCCGGCCCACCATTTCCGGCCCCTGCTCGTTGGCAAGGAACAGATTTCCGTTCCGGGGAAAACCGCCCTTTGCGTAAGCTTCAACCCGGGGGATCGTAGCGATTTCGGCAATGCCAGAGATACCGACAACAATATCATCGAACAACTGTTGACCGAGTATGTTCACCCCGGGAATGGTGAAGTTCATCGAATTCAGTGCACGAATCACAAAGTTAATCGCACCGATAACCCCGTTCATTGCGTCAATAAAGAAGTTGGCAATCGGCATGGTAACGGAATTATGGAACCAAGTGGATACCGCTAACCATGCTTCTTCAATGGCTGCAATGGGATCATTCATGAAAGACTGAATACTGCTTCCAAGCCCACTAAAGAAATCACTAATTGGAGTGATTACATTCTCATTGATCCAAGCCACAACGGGGAACACAATCGTTTCCCAAATGACCGTAAACCATGCTCCGATATTTATCAGAGTGCTTTGGATTCCCTCCCAGAGAGTGTTGAAGAATCCGGCAATGGGCTGGACAATGGTCGTGTCAATTGTGGTTACCGTGGGAAGGATGGTGTTGTTCCATAGGTTGTTCCACCATACCCCGAGGTTATTTTCTTCGTCTCCCGTAATGGTTCCCCAGAGAGCTGTGAAGTATCCACCAATGGGCTGGATAATGTTCTCATTGATCCAAGCCACAACAGGATAAATGATGGTCTCCCAAATAGCCGTAAACCATGCTCCGATTTCTACCAGCTTATCCTGAATCGCTTGGCTTAACGTGGCAAAGAAACCGCTCACAGGCTGGACGATATTCGTATCTACCCAAGCAACCGCTGTGTCAATAGCGGGTTGAATGTTTGTTGCCCACCATTCAGCAATAGAATTCCACGTATCAATGAAGCACTGCTTAATTTCATCCCATTTCTGGACGATCCAAGCCACCGCAACGATAATTCCGGCAATCGCCAGAGGAATCCAGCCCCCTGTGAGGATAGCAAACGCCACACCCACCATACCGATTGCAATGGAGAGTTGAGTCAAACTTTCATCCGTGAGTTTGCCCGTCTCCATAAGCTCTCTCAGAGGGCTCTGTACCAGCACAACAGCACCCATGAGCAAACCCACCGCAAGGCCCGTCCATCCAAACATCAGGCCCATTCCGGCAGCTACTCCTGTGACTCCCAGAAGCATCATCTTCAGGTTTTCCCAGTTTACCCCGTTCTGCATCTGGTCTGCCATGCCTTGCCATAATTCGGTTACACCGAAAATAACCAGTCCCAAACCAAGAGCATATTTCATGGTGTCTCCAAGTCCCATGCCGAGAGCTCTACTGATTTTCCAAGTGAGGAAACCAGCTCCAATACCAACCACAAGAGACTTGATAATATCAAGGTGGTCTTCCACCCATTCCATGATCTTACCGACTCGGCTTTCCGTGAGTCCTGCGAGGAAGTCATATTCAGGAAGCTCGAAATCGAAACCTCCTGCACCCCCTCCTGCACCGGACTTCTTACCCTTTTTCCCTCCGCTTCCGGTTTCAGATTCGCTCTGAATGATATTCAGCTCGTCCCAGTCTGCCAGAAGCTCTTTGGTCTTCTTTGCCTGTTTACCAGCACTCGAAAGGTTATCACCCAACTGACCAGAAGCAACGGAAGCACCCGTGATACCGGAGTAATCTACCTCCGGGAGAGAGAATCCAAACAACTTGGCAATGGAATCCGCTAAGATACGAATCACCTTGGCAGCTGCGATAACATACGGGAGAACAGCGTTCAGGACAGGAATGAAGATGTTACCCAAGGCCCGGGCAGCTTGTTCTACCTGTGCTTTCAGGATACGAAGCTGATTCGCCGGGGTATCCAGCGTCCGAGCCATATCTCCCTGTGCGGAAGTCACCTGAGTCATAATGGCGTAGTACCGAAGCTGTGCCTTTTCAGCCTGAGTCATGCTGTTAAAGGTCTTATCAATACCAAGACTCAGTGCAACAGCTTTCAGACGAGCCTGAGACAAGTCAAAGCCCAATCTCCGCAGAGGTTCCAGTTCACCGGACAAGCCAGCCTGTAGCTTCTGCATGGCCCCGCCTTCGCCCTCAACAGCAATGTTGAAGAAGGAGGACAGGTCATAACCGAGCTGAGTGAGGTTTTTACTCATGATATAGGCCCGGTCTGCACTTACACCGAAACCCGTGGAAAGCGTTTGGAAAACACCCTGATTCCGCATCCACTTACCCGGGTCAATACCCATGAGCTCTCCAACTTTTTCAGCGTAGTCCTGCGCTTCCTTGGCATACTGGCCCATGGCTACCGTGAACAGGTTCAGGTCTTCGATATAGCTGTTGGATTTATCAATGAATCCGGCAAGCACTTTTCCGATTCTGTTGAAAATGCTGAAGTTCAGGCCAGCTTTTGCCAAGCGTCCCAAGCTTCCCGCAAACCCGTCAACACCCCCGGAAGAGCCGGAGTTTCCAGAAGAGATAGCATTGTTGATTGCCTTAATCTGACGGGCAATCTCCGGGGAAATAGACACCCCGTTGAGTCCGGAAAGCCCCTTGAGAGCTTCCGTAATCTTTTCCAGTCTCTGAACATCTGCGTCCGTATACTTGGAAATAGATTCACGGAGCTTCTCAATGGGGCCAGTAATAGCTTTCAAGCCAGCTCCACCGGAACAAGCTGTTTTCAGCTCTTTAAGAGTCTCCTGAAGAGCACGTAAACTGGTTTCGGCCTTATTCGAGGACGAGCTTATTTCAATTTGCAGACTCTCTATGGTCTGTCCCTCTGCCATTTACATTCCCTTCTTTCTTCTTAAAGTTCTGATTAAACTTGGCTGCAAAAGCATCCATGGTGGTTCGGGCTTTCTCCATCTGTTGCTCTTCTCGCTTTTCCTCTTCCTTCTGCTCTTCAGATTGCAGGACATAGGGTTTGGAGGAATACGCCCGGGGTTTTACTCCCTTCTTTGCAAAAGCCCTCATGATGGGAGCCACATCGCACAAGGCTTCATAGATGTACATGCCCTGTAGCCACATTTCCTGATTGCGCTTCTCGTTCCGTAGTTCTTCGGCTTTTCTGTAGGTCTTGGCAAGTTCAGGATCACCCTGCCAAAATTGCTCCGGAGTCATTCCAAGAGCAAGGTAATAGGGGAACACTTTCTCAAACTGCTCAGTGTCTGTTAGCTCCGTGTTCCCCGATTTGGGAAGCAAACTGTCTCTTAGAAGTTCGCTTCCCAAGTCACGTTTCCCGCACCTTCCTCCGGTTCTTCCGTCAGAGTGGCGAGAGGTTCACGATACATTTCAACCAGCTTCGGAATCAGGTCGGTCTTGTCGGTCATAGCGTCAAAAATCTTGTCGATTTCAGACCGCTTGACTTTCTTATGATGAGCGTAGAAAGCCCCGGCAAACAGGTTGGGAAGCAGGGTCATGGGCTTGGTCAGAAGATCATCCGCAACAAAGCCCGTATTCTCCATGGCCCGAACAGATTCCCGGGTGAATTCCAGCGTGTAGTCTTTCCCTTCGTAGGTGAATTTCAGAGTCTTAGCCATTTGGATTCCTCCTAAGATTTATGGGGAATCATCGTTCCCCGATTTAATGATTCATTCGATTTTCAGCGGGCGAGTAAAGCGGGAGTCTCGACACATGCTCCCGCAAAAGATTAGGTTCCGAAGGGCAGACGATTGTCAGCGTTCTCACGCCAATCAATAACGCCCTCTTCGCCAATGGGAGTCACGGGAGTGATGGTAACGGTCATATCGACCACTTCATTCACCCCGCCACCATTGATATACACATCAATGTAGCCACCCATGGCGTACTTGCCGTTCGCACCAGTAGGCACGACAACACCGCTGGATTCCGTACCACCCAGCCAAACAGCCAGACCGTACAGGTTTCCACGCATGGCAGCGATCTTGTCGTAATCGGCCTTGGTGTAGTTGCAAGTGAAGCTCAGAGCTTCCGTGTCCTGAATACCGGGAATATACGTCCGAGCCTTATCACTCAGGGTGGTAGTTTCCAGCATCTCAGGAGCCCCACCCAGATCAGGGAAATCTTTGATATCCAGAATCTTAGACCAAGCGTTCTGGGTTCCCTGACCCATAAGAAAAACCTTATAGGTGGAAATCGCCATTTCTTCTCACTCCTTTACCGTTTATAGATTACATAGTTCTCCGGATGTTCTTCGTCATAGCCGACAATGGCCCGATACCGAGCCACCAAGCGATAAATCGTTGCGTCCTCTAAGTTTGGAATCGGATTGAGCATCCTGCGAGTGAAACCGAGCCCTTTCATTGCATCGTCAACGACTTTCGCAATCTCTTTGGCTTCCGCTTTATTCCCGAAGGTCTTGTTACTCCATACATTGACTTCGTACATGACTTCGGCAAAGTTTTCAATCTCAACACTATCCCGTCCGTTTCTCCAAACCTGATTGTCCTTCTCTTCGATTGCTATCGCAGGGAAGGACGAGGGAGCTCTTACATATTCGCCCGTAATGAAAATGTTCGGATACGTCTCCCGGACTTTTCGAGTCACCAGATCAATGACTTGATTCTCAATGTCGATCATCCGAACACCTCCCTTGCCAGCTCTCCGATCACTGCGAGAGCGTCCTGCACACCGTGATACATTGGCATGGCTGCGGGTGTACCGTGAGTCAGAATAGGAGCTTCTCTTGTGCTTCCGGGAAGACCCCAGACATTTTTCTTGCCTTGCTTCTTCCCGTATTCACCAATCAGGAAGCCCATCTTGGCTCCATCCGGGTGAGGGGAGCTCCCAGCAGCCCCGTTATAGTACACACCAGCACCAAACTCGATGAACACAGCGTCCTCTCCGGACGCAATCACCACCGTGATATCTCCGTTGTTCTCCATACTGACGGATACATTTCCATATCGGCGTTCCCCTCCGGAAAAGATATCGTCAGCCAGAGCATTTGAGAATCCTTCAGATGCGCTCCACGCAATTCTCTCCGCAATCAACTCCCGGAGCCGTTCCGTTTTCTGCTTCAGCTCTTGGATATAGGTTTCAAGCTCCTGAACAGCCTTGTCGATTCCCGCTTCGCTCAGTTCAACATGAATAACTTTACGGCCCATTCTTCACATCCACCTTTGCGATTGCGATACTCACGGAGTTAATACTTCTTGCCACCTTACGAACGATGTAATCATAAGGGGTTTCCGTATGTCCTTCCTCATCCAGTTCAGGAAGCGTATCCACCCATAGCACAGAGTGTTCATCAATCGGAACATCCGCAGGGCACATCACGATCACTTTGTCATAATTGACATTTGTGCCGAACAGCTCCACGGTCTCCGTGTTCTTTGCGGGAGAAATGTTAGCTTTCTCCTTTACAGGATCACCGTAGACCACTTTCCGGCCCCCGGTGAAAAAGCCGTTCCCGTCATGAATCTCTTCTGTATGATCGTATAGAGCATAATAGAAGGGAACCTTATTGCGTCTCTGACACCGCATCCGTCACACCACCTTACACAGAGGGATCACATTGCTTCTGATGTAGGCAAGCATATCGGCGTACTTAAACGTCCGATTGATACCATTCTCAGAGTGCTGAGTCTGGCCCTCCGTTCCACCCTGCGAATATCCGGCTACCACGGCAAAAACCTGAGTCATCTCATATTCAGCAGGGATTTCAGTGACTTGTGCGCTTCCGTAGGAGAACCGCCAAGCGATAATCTCCTTCTCAGAAGCGGTGAGGTAGACCCCAATGAGACCATCTTCAGATGTATCCTCTGTGGGGATTTCCAGCATGGTTTTAACCATGGAGAGCTTCTCTTCTGCGGTCATTGGGGTCTAACCTCCCTTCTCATTCTTTACTCCGGGGCTTCCTCGTTTTCACGGGGGCTTCCTCCGGGGTCGGCTCATCCTTCTTCGGCTTCTCCTGATAATTCTCAGGAATCATGCCTACGATCAACCCGTTCTGGGTTTTCAGTTCAGCCATTTCTTCATCCTCCGATTAGGTCAGAGCCGTGGAGCCATTGTGCAGATAGATGCCCTTCACCTTGTTATCATAGACAAAGGTGTCATGATACACACGGTAATCGAACTTCCACGCATCGGCTTTCTGGTTGGTGTCCGGGGAGAAGATACGGGGCTTCACATGCTTCAGAACCTGACACACCGCAGAGGGGTGTACGATCATGAAGTTGATGGGGAAAGCACCCGTGGTTCCAACAAAGCCACCCGCAGTCTGACCGGAGGTTTTACCGTCAGCCAGCGTAATAGCGGTGTAGAAACGGCTCTGGGGAACACGGATAACTCTCATCCCGTCATAGGTGAGAATATCCTTGTCGATACCACCTTCACCGTTCATGGTGGTGCGAAGCACCTTGGCTTTCAGGCCAGCATAAGCGGACTCAGAGATGAACAGGAGACGGCCCTCCAGCGGAACTTCGTCCTCGTTCATCTGGCGTTCACCTTCGTCTACCAGCCCGGGAACATCCGTAGTTCCGATAGTGATATCCGCAGCAGTAGCCTTAGAGATGCCCGTGGTTCCAGCCATCTTGGCAAACCGATAAGCATCCACTTCGGGAACCACCTTAGTGCGGATAAATTCGCCAGCCAGAGTGCCGAAAGCCATGCCGATAGTTTCCTCATCGTCCATAGCATCCACTTGGAAAGAACGGCCCCGATCCTTGGTCAGCGTCATGGTCTCCCAAGAACCGTTCACATCACCGTCAACGAATCCACCGTTCCGGGAATAATCGCCCAGACCGTCCATAGAGGTCTTGAAAACCTTGACGGTATTGGCATTGACAATATCCACCTTCGTAGCGTCCAGCACAGCGGTCTTGGACGCAGCCTTGTACGCTTCGTCCAGCATAGGGACGAACTTCTGGGCCAACTGAATCACATTCGGCATTTTGTTTCACTCCTTTATTTTTTAGTTGGGGGTAATCCCATGCTCTGACGGATAATGTCGAGCATCTTCTTGTCTTTGTCTTCCTCTTTCGGAGGTTCACTCGCAGGAGGAACAGGGGTCTCCTTCAACAGTTTGGCTCTCATGGCTTTTTCCATATTGGCCTGATGCTTCTTCATGGTTTCAAAAACCGTGTCGTTGTCACCGTCAGCCATGGCGTTTGCAGCCTGTTCAGCCAAGGTCTCGTCATATCCTTGGGCCAGATAGGACGCTTTGTAGCTTGCAACCATCTTTTCATGGCGAAGCTCGTTCAGCTCCGTTTCCATCTCCGCAGTTTTCGCCTGACGATCAAGCTCCTTCTGCTCGTCCTCAGACATGCGACTCCGTAGCTGTTTCTTGAGAGCTGCCAACTCGCTGGACACCTTGTCAAACTGTCCCTTACTTACTACTCCACCCTTGGCAGGAGAGGGCTTCGGTTCAGCCGGGGGGTCTGTGGGGTCTGCGGGTTTGGGTTCCGGGGGATTCCAGTTGTCCAGAAGCGCAAGTTTTTCTTCCGCTGTCATGTCTTCCCGATATCCCTCTACACTGTTCCAGTCAAGTGCCATGTTTCTACCTCCTTGCGATTTAGGGCTTCTCTGCCCATCGTGATGTGCGAAATTTGTATCCCGGCTTCTCTGTCGGTTTGCGATTTATTTACCCTGACTTCTCTGCCAGCATCCAAACGGCGGGAGCCGTATGAAATCATTGAATCACCGCTGTCAGATAGCATCTGCAACGATGGTGCTTATCCGGGACAGAATAGATATCGTAAATCTTTTCGTCCCGCTCTTGGCACTCCTTACAGACTTTGCTGTCCTTCTGGGTGTGCCATTGCACCTTGTCGATTCCGGCCTGTTCAAAGGCTTCGTTTCTGGCTTCATCCGTCATGGTGTCAGCCATTTCCCGGACTTGGCCCTGCATGAGTCTCATGGCCCGTCCAAGCTCTTCCCGAAGCTCATTGCTGTTTACCACCTTTGCGCTTGCGGATGCTTGTACAACAGCCATCACGCTTTCAGCCAGACGATCCTTCTTCCGCTCCCATTCTCTGTCATAGCGATACTTGGTTTTCCCACTGTAGGAAGCGAGTATCGCTCCGAGGAAGAGAGCTCCAAGCCCGATAAGCTTGTCCTTCTTCTCAGGAAGAACCGCCAGAATTTCCTTCTTAGCGTCCTCATAGGCTTTCTCTGCGATTTCCTGAAACTGCTGTCTGGCAAATTCATCAATCTGAGTGTAGATTTCCTCAGATTTCCGGAAAACATTCAGCTCGTCCCACGTAGCCAGAGCGGAATTCTGGAAAACATGCTCAATGATCTTGTAAATCCTTTTCAGACCAGCGTCAGCATGTCGGTAAAGATTACTCATCTTCTTCCTCCGTCTTCGGCAGTTCTAAGGGTTTGTACTCCCATTTCCGCAGATACTCCCGGCTCTGCTCAGTCACATCCATCGGGTCATTGAACAGACCGCTTGTCGCAATCGCAACCTCCGGAGCCAGACCAGCCTGAAGCATCGCCAGCAGAGCGGAAGTCTTGTTCGCCAGATTGTCGTGCTGTCTCCGGGTGAATTTACATTCGATTTCCGACAGCTTCAGATCGAAATCCTTATTCTCCCGGATAATATGCAGAACCAGCTTCAGGAATTCTTTCTCGCTCCGCTTGAAGAGAAGCTCCGTGTCTTTCGCTCTCGCTTCACACTGGCTCCACCCATCCCGCAGGAATACGGCCTGTCCGGTATCGCTTGTGGAGGTTCCTCCCTTAGTGGTCGTGGGCATACCACAGATCACTAACACTTGGTCGTAGAGATAATCCACCAGCGTCTGGGTCTGTTCCTGATTCAGCTCCTGAGAAACCAAATCCACATCGGAATCGAGCCCCTCTACGCTTTTGATGAAAATGGCCCCAAGCTTGTTAATCATCTTCACGCCATTCTCATCCAGCTCACAGTTCTTGAACTTCAGGAAGCTCTGTACAAACTGTTCCAGCCCGTCCACCCTGTTGCTCATGATGTTATTGATTGCATCCAGCAGGGGGATTGCGGGTTCAAAGCTTCCCATTCGGGCCTGATTCAGCCGATACTCGAAAATCGGGATATCGTTCAGCCTATGGGGCTTCCACACCTTCAGAGCACCGTCCACCACCTCGAAGTAGTGAGTCTTGGTGTATCCGCAGTACATCCGGTTCAGCACCCCGGGAGAGGGCTCCCGATAAATGATCCGGACACCCATCATCCGCTTGTGACCAAAGCCGGAGTGATAGACCACAAAGGTGGTTCGAGGATCAGGAGTGTCCAGCTCAAAGGGACTGCCGTCCTCATCCTCTTCGTCACGATCCGGGAGGGCCATCCTGTACCCCAGACCACAAGTTGCCATCCAAGTGCTCATTTCCTTATCGTGAGAGCTCTTGTCCTCGCAGAACATGTAGTCATTCAGTACCGTAATCTCTTCAGAGCTTCCATCACGTTCACCCCTGCGGACATAGGTCACAGGCTCCCCGAGGAAATACCCGGAAGTGAACAGGGCAATTTCAGAAGCGTGATTCTCCACGATCTTGTTGCAGATTTCCGGACGAACCTTCTTCTTCCTAAACAGGATGGGCTGTTGCCCTCTCATATAGCGATAGAGGTAATCAATCTGAGAAGCATTGAAAGCGTGAATCGCCAGAGCCTTGTTCAGAACCTCCATGAGATTATCCTTGGTGATTTCATCCACCGCTGTCAGGATTTCTTTTCTCCCAAACAGGTTTCGGGATATCTCTTCATCGTCCTGTTCCTGCTCCGTGGTCTGCTCTTCTTCCTCTTCCAGAACTTCCTGCTCGTTCTCAGGCATTTGATTCACCTCCTTGTAAACAAATAAAGAGATAGCACCCTGTGTTCACTCACAGAGTGCTATCTCTACATCTGGCATTATACCAAATTCTACATGTAGTGTCAAGAAAATCAGGAAAATACTACACTTAGAACATTCTTTGGGCTACTCGAACTTTGGGAACCGCCAAGCTCTGGGCAAAAATAGCGAACATCGCCATCCCGTCAGCCGGGTCATCGTGCTTGTTCTTTCCCGCCACCGTATAGGTGGTGAGCATCTTAATCATTCTCCCGTAGTCAGTGTTCGGCTTGTACAGGCTGGAATCCTTGAACAGACAGTGCTCTTTCCACCAAGGGGCATTGACAATGATCTTCGTTTCCTTGTTCTCCCGGGTGAATCTGGTGGTGATATGAGTAATCCCTTTTCGCTTCTTAATGGCTTCCTGCACATCCTTCGCCACCCGGCCCCCGGCAGAATTGCTCTCGAATCTGGCAAGCTGAACCTTATGTCTCAGCAGAATTTCAATCAAGCGAATATCCACAATGTCTACATTCCCGTTATCGCAGATACAATCCTCGATATAATAATCCTGCCCGTACTGGTAAGCCACAGGAAGGAAAGCGTAGTCCGATCCCTTGTCCTTCGTGTCACAGATGGACAGAATAGCATCCGGGGGAGAATCCGGGAGCTCAAAGTATCTCCGAAGCTCATCCTCCCGGCACAGCAAGCCCTCCCGCTCAATCGGCTCGTTCTGATACAGGGCCAGCCAGCTCACATCATCCATGATTTCTCGCTGTTCCCTGTAAAACTGAGTGCTGAATCCTACGCCATACTTGTAATCGAAATTGCTCTCATCCTCTTCATTCATAGCTGGCAAACGAATGAACTCAGCCCGGGGAGAATCCCCGTATTCAGTTTCTAATCGGCCTATAACATCGTGGACAGACCAACGTGTGGCAATATGCAGTTCCTTGCACATATCGCCTATTTTCCGCTGTCTCAGGTCTGTGGTATAGGTTTCCCAGAGCTTGTCCAGACGATCCTTACTCAGAGCTTCCTCGATACCGGAAACAAGATCATCACAGTACAGGAGCTTTGCAGCCCGATACAAACCAGCGTTCCCGGTTCCCACAGAGGTGAATTCCAGCGTCTCAAATCTCTTCCGGGCCCCCAGATCAATCCGGCAGTCCTTGGCATTGGTATTTACGACATGCACATCCGGGAAAACCTCCTGCCACAGATATTCGCCTTGAGGATCGAGCACCCGCAGACATTCGTCATACACTCCCCGCACAAAGCTGTTACTATGAGAGCCTGTCAGATTCGGCATGTCTGGATACTTCCCCGCAATCCATGTCAGATAGAAGATTGCCATGGTGGTTTTACCTACGCCCGGGGGAAGGGAAATGGTCAACAGGTCTAACTCGTCATCCTCCAACCTCTGTAGAGCATCCGTCACCCGCTTCAGCACAGGTCTCCGGGGAAGATAGAACCGCTTCCGGGGCTCCCGATTCCATTCGATAAACTGCATAAAACTATCGAAATCATCCACCGCAGCAGCCTTGAGCCCGTCTCTCTGCAAATCCATGAAGCTCTGGACAATGGAAAGCTCCTTGCCCTCAGAGAGCCCTTCCTTGGCCCGTTCCTCACAGGTCTTCCAGAACAGGATTTTATCCTGACGGTTTCCCTGATGCTCCGCAACCAAGAGCCAGTCCCGGAACAGGCCCAAATCCCAAGGATTCTCCCCGGCCTTTTTGACAATTTGGTCTATCAGTCTCGTCATCGAATCTCAATCATCCTTTGCGTCTGTTTTATCTCCTGAAGCATCTGTTCAATCCTTTTGAACTTTTCATCCGTATACCCCAGCACACAGAGCAATATAATCAGAATAATCCAGTCCATGCTTTCCTCCTTTTGCAAGGGACATGTGAATGTCCTTATCAAGTTAAAATTACTTCGTTCATTTTCTCTTCACTGATGAACATTCGTTCGATTTCCTTGGCACATTTCTCACACAGGTCATAATCAGCTTGAATCATCGAGGTGTATTCACCGTCATGTTGATTCTTGCATTTTCTCTTTCTTGTGATGCTTATCATGGAGTCCACATCGACTATGGTTTTGCACTTATCGCACTGTTTTATGATTGCCATGATTCATCCTCCTTCTTCTGATAGGACTCCAAGTCCGCTGTGACGATAGCAACTATTTCACCATCATCAAGCGTAATCATTGAAGACGGGGCAAATACTTCCTCTCCGACTTCTTTTGCGGTTAGCAGGAAAGCACACAGAGCTTTTTCCGCTTCCCGTTGAACATCTTTCAAATCCTTGCACTGAGCATGTGCCCCGGGTAGATCAGGAAAATCAATCGCATACCATCCATCATTAGTCTTGATAACCCGGGCAAGGTATACATCCTTTTTCATTATTGCGCTACCTTCCTTCTGTCCAACAATAAAAGCGCACCCTGCTGTTCGCAAGATGCGCTGTCTTTCAGGCTTTCAACTTCTGTATCAGGAATTGAAACCTGTGATTCTTTTCATTGACTTTCTCTGTCCGATTCTCCCGGTCATCATACTTGACCAAGAAAGTATAATCGTTTGGTCTGTTCCGTATCCGGCCCCGGCTCATTCCTGAGAGCCCTCCGAGTAAAAACCCTACGTCTCCCGCCACAAGCCCACCCAGAAGAGCTTTCGAGATGGAAATGTGCTGTTCACTGCTTGTAATCTGCTCATTATTAACCGCCAGAATCTGGGTTTCCGTGATATGCAGATCGTCCTTCAGCTTGCTATCCGCAAGGTGTGCCAGAATCCTCTTGGAATCCTCAGACCCGGGGACAACAGCGATTCCATGCTTCCCCCTGACTCCCTGATACTTCACCTTGAACAGAATCTTCTTCTGTCCGCTCTGGATATCCAAGAGTGTCGCATCCTTCGGCTCCCACAGCTTGGCCCAGACAAGTCTGTCCTTGTACTTGGCCCATTTCTTGTTCTCGGATTTTCCTCCCCGGGCTCCCCACCAGATGAAGAACACGATGTTCGCTATAACGTAGACACCGAGCAGAATCAGCATGGGCGTTCTCGTCTCCCGGGGCTCCGTCTCAGCCAGAGCGGAAGAAGAAAGAAGCAGGAGAGGAAGAAGGGCCTTTTTATATTTTCGGGAATTTTTCAGCATGTTGACACCTCCGGGGAAGCGGAAAGTATTGCGCTATGTTGTCCCTTAACCCACTCCGTAGAGGAAGGGCCGTAGTGATAATATCCCTCATAGGTCTTCCGGTTATTCAGGATGCTCTGTACCGTACTGACGGAAAACGGCTTCCCAGAGCGAGTACGGTAAAGGGCGGGGGTGGAGTTCAGGGCATTTACAATTTCTTGCAAGGTGAAGTTCTTCTCCCGCAGAGCGAAGATGGTACGGACTGTAGGAGCTTCCTGCGGATTGATCGTGAGTGTTCCATTCTGGATGCTATAACCCATCGGAGCCCTTCCTCCTGCGTATCCTCCAGCCTTGGCCTTGAGCTTCCTTCCTCCGCTCGTCCGCTTGTTGATGTTCTCCCTCTCCATCTCAGCCACACACAGGGTAAACGCTTCCAGCATGGAGGAAAAGACTCCGAACTGCCCGAAATCCTCCGCAATGGAGATCAACCGAATGGATTTCTTCCGCAGAAGCATTTTGTAGTAATAATAAATGTTAATATCACGGGCCACCCTGTCAGACTTTGCCACAATCACTGCTTCGTAGGGAAGAGGATTGTGAAGAGAGACAGGATCGTCCCCGTACACCAAACTGTCAAACCCCGGACGCTCCTTGGCCCCGGATTCCCCTTCATCCCTCACCCAGCGAATGATTTTCATGTCATGGGCTTCCGCATAAGCCATAATGCTCTGTTCCTGCGCTTCCATGCCGAATTTATCATCCTTACACTGTCCTTCTGTGGACACCCTGATATAACCGATTACGTTCATGATGTTTCTCCTTTCAGAGACTGTATTGAAGTAGAGGTAAGGTTCCAGCCCGGAGGGGAGAGACTGGGCGGGGTTAATCCTTTGTTACCAGAATCTTGCCATCCGGAAGAGCGGGAGTGATGTGGATTTTAAGTCCCTGCCACATCAGACCATCCAAACCAAGGGTACATTCCTGCTTGATAGAAGCCAATGAATTTTCATTCAGATGCAGACCACCCGGGATAAAGGAGCCGTTTTCGGAAGCGGACACTTGTTGGACTGCATCAAGGATTTCTTCTCTGGTCATCGGATTTTCCTCCTGTTATGAATCGAGTAGTTCATCCAGATTGAAATCAATCGGAGGTAAAGGTTCCTGTTCAGGTGTCTCGACCATGTTTCTTGATGTTATTGTAAGCCTGTTCCTGCGAGGTTTAGACTCAGACTCTGGGACAGGGGTAGAAGAAGATGGAGCAGGGGCAGGAGAGGATTCTGGCCCGGGGTGAGGTGTGAGATTGATTGTGTGCCCTGTTTCTGGGTCTTTCAGAATGATATCATAGCCACATACTGTTGCCATTCTCTGGAATATCACTGTTCCCATGTTTTGACCACGGAGTCTTTCTGAGACTGCTGTCTGAGATTTCAGTCCAAGGGTTTTTGCCATTTGGGCTTGAGTGATTCCTTTGTGAGACATTGCAAGTTTGATTGCTTCTGTTGCGTTCATAGTGCACCTCCTTGAATACATGATATCATGGATACATGATAATGTCAAGTCCTTTTTCTATTTTTCGGATACTCAGGGCACTCCCTCGGGCGGGGCGGGGCTCCCTCTATCCCCCTCCCCCGGCCCTGCTCCCCTCCGGCCCCCTTCACGGCCCCGGCCCTGCTCCCCTCCGGCCCCCTTCACGGCCCCGGCCCTGCTCCCCTCCGGCCCCCTTCACGGCCCCGGGGGCATAATAAAAGAGGGGGCTTTTTGCTCCCCCTCTTTGATCCCTTTACTTTGTTAATTTCAGTAAATGATAAATAATCATTATCGGTAAAATAAAGATTGCATATAATACAGTCAATTTTTGCTTGCCCCCTTTTGAAAACGAGCCCCGAAAAAGAAATATGTTTCCGTTTTCTTTATGTGTGTAGGGATCATTTTAGCAATGGGAGCACACATTTTTTCACATTCCCGGAGCGTTAACAACTCTTCGTCAATCAAAAATCCCTTGTAAATTCTTTTCCCGTTTTTATATTCATAACAGGGCCGTTGATCCAATTCCACCGGAACCTTGTAATACAACATTTATTTTTCCTCCCCTCAATAACAATTCTTTTCAAGCTCGTTTTTCAACATTGCAAGCGTTTTCATATAATCGTCTTTATTTTCCCATTCATCATAGGCGGGAATTCTTGCAGCAGTCATTCTTTTGTATCCGTGTTCATGCAGGAATTGCGCTTTATTGAGGGCCCTTCTTTCCTGCTTTTCCTTGTATACCCATTCCATCATTACAGACTGATATCTGTATTTTTCCCATGTTCTATTGAGATAATAACATGTTGCTTTTCCGGAATAAAGGCCGTTTACATACACTTTCGTATCATGTGCAAAACCATTTCTTGTATTGCGTGATTCATTGTAAAAATCAAACTTTTTCCCGTTAACCATAATTTCAACATGCAACATTTTATTTTCCTCCCGTTTATTTTTGATCCGGGGGAGGGGAGCAGCTCCCCTCCCGGCCCGTCATTCTGTCAAATAGCAATTCCGAAAATTTCTTTTATCGGTTTAATTTCCCCGGTGTAAATGTTAAAAGCAATATCTTTTCCTGCTATCGTTTTCATGTTATAATAATTGATCCCCGGAGCATATTCTTTCAAAAAGGCTCCGATATGTTTTCTTGTTGTTGCGCTATATGTTCCTGTGCAAATTGTCCAGCCCTCCGGGGAAATTTCAATAACTTTTGTAGTGTATGATATCAAAAGAATTGATCCATCCGGAGCAAAACAGGCCCCGCAGCTACCATGTGGGCAATACGCCAACCTTTTATCATAGGTTACCCGCTTTTCATAATATCCATCAATAATTTTTGTGGTATACATTTTCTTTTCCTCCCCTTTTCTATTACATGAAATTCGTGTTGACGTTTTCTTTTCTAACAAGGATTGACTCTTGATTGAGTAACTTTTTTAATATGGTCACAATTTCAAGTATTTTTTCATCGTCAATTTCAAAAGTGAAACATTCAAGCGTATTTTCTATTACATGCTCCCCGTTTTCATGTTTATATATTCCCCTACATTCCCGGATTGTAGCCCCGTCTGTATAAGTGTTGAAAATGTTTTCTACAATCTTAAAAGCGTCTATTGTTGTAATTTCCTGTTTTTTAGTATCCTTATCATTCAATCCGATAAAGAAAGTAACTTGCAACATTTTTCTTTCCTCCCGTTTTCTTTTTCTTTCCTTTTGCCCTCTGTATTCACTTTACAAGGTGCGCTTGTCAATCGGTTTTCCTTGTTCCTCTTGACAGATAGAATATTATCACACTTTTTTGATATTGTCAACACTATTTTTTGATTTTTATTGAAATTTTTTGATAAAAAGAGGGCTTTTCTTTCCTATTATATGTGTTTATTCCCGGAGCAAATAAACGGAAAAGAAAGAAATTTATTCTTGAATAAATGGAAAAAGGCCGGGAGCCCCGGCCCTGCTATGATCCCTCCCGGCCCCGGAGGGGAGCCCCGGCCCTGCTATGATCCCTCCCGGCCCCGGAGGGGAGCCCCGGCCCTGCTATGATCCCTCCCGGCCCCGGAGGGGAGCCCCG